AATCCCGATGCCTTCGTTCAGCTGACCAAGAACACATCTCAGAAGGCCAACGTGATTCGCTGCAACTTTGCCCTCTCGTCTGAGTATGGCTATCTGAAGTTGTACACGTATCTGTACGGTCCTGGATTGACCAGTGACATGGTGCTGCTTGGGGTAGAGAGAGGGGCTCCCATCGGCGATTTCTACACGGCCGCTGTTCCCTTAGATGCGCTTCCTTTTGATGGTCACGTGTCGTTTGTGAAGATGGATACGGAAGGAGCAGAGCTGCGCATTCTGCAAGGTGCTCGATCCCTTCTCACTACGCACCACCCCAAGCTGCTCATAGAGACTCACGGGAATGTACCAGCTGTTAGAGCCCTGCTTGAAGAGTACGGCTATCGTGCGCGGGTGATTCGCTACGCCTTTGATGAGAGTACTCCCTATCACGATGACTACCTGTGGCTGGTAGCCGAATGAAGCTCCTGATGCTCTACGGCAACCCTGCTGCCCACTATGATGACTACCGACTATTCACAAGTCTGGGCTTCGAGGTAGCCTCTCCCTTCAAGCACCTCGGTCAGCCTTGGCTGATCCACCGCCCAGAGATCGAGGAGCCAGAGGAGTTCTCCTATCTCCAAGACATCATGCGGAGGATACCAGGGCTCAAGGAGCCGCGGGAGGAGTACCTGCAGGACAAAGGTCTAGACGAGTACGGTGCTCCGCTGGCCCTGCCTCCGGACTTCTTCGCAGGCTTCGACGTCGTTGTCGTTCTGCTGGTAAGCAACTGGATTGTGCGCTACTGGCCGAGCATGACAGAGAGCAGCAAGCGGCCGCTCATCATCTGGCGCTCCGGAGAAGGCATGCCTTGGCAGGACTACAACCTGCGGTTCTTCCGACAGCGCGGGTTGAAGGTAGTACGAAGTTCTGTGACCGAGAGAACCATCCCACACAACATAGGTACAGATGCCGTAATCCGCTGGTCTACGGATCCAAACGAGTGGAAGGGTTGGGATGGAACAGGTAAGCACGTCCTTGTCGTAAGCCGCTGCATCAACAGAGACAATCGACAGTGTGAGGAAGTGCTTCAGCTTGCAGATAGATTCACCGTACGCGTTGTTGGTCCAGGCAATGATGGTGATGGTCGTTTCTATCCTGTAGGCCAAAGGACGTACAACCGTCTCCGCCGCGACTATCGGAAGGCCCGAGTCTACTTCGATGCCAATGCCAAGCCGGCGCCGTATACCGGTACTTTTCGTGAAGCATGGATGACCGGTACACCGGTAGTTGCTGTGGGTCCGCAGCGTGGTGGATGGAGAGGACTGGGCACCTACGAACTTCCAGAGCTGATCGAGGATGGTGTCAACGGCTTCTGCTCTGATGACATGGGTGAGCTCGAATCAGACATTAGCCGGCTCCTTGATGATCAGGATCTTGCTCGGAGGATAGGTGAAGCTGGCAGAAAGAGAGCCACAGAGATCTTCGGCCGTGAGGTAGTAACAGAGGATTGGCGTAGATTCTTCGGGAGGTATCTGACTTGAGACCACCCACTGTCTGCATCGGCAGCATGTTCTGGAACTCATCCAAGCGTGGAGACTTGTGGCGCTACTACGAGCAGGCCAAGGCTCTAGACTACCCTGCCGAGTACCTGCGCTTCTGTCTAGTTGAGGGCAACAGCGACGATGACACCTTCCAGCGTCTCCAGCAGATGGCTGCGGAGTTGCCGTATGTGGAGGTAGCCAAGTTCGATGCTCCCCGTGCCCCCTCTGGCTATGCGGAGATCACACCGGAGAGGCTGGCCCGGGTCTCGGTGGTAGCGAACAGGGCTATCAACATGGCGCTTCTCGACGGACCATGCGACTACTTCCTCTGGCTGGAGTCTGACCTGATCTGGGGATCTGAGCTCCTGCAGAATCTTCTGGAGACCAAGGATATATTCTCAGATGGCGACATCACTGCCCCGCTCGTTCTCGTCCATGACTCAGATACCTTCTACGATGTCTGGGCCTTCCGCCAAGGGTATGAGCAAGTCAACAGGCAGGGCGGCACGTATGGTCCTGGCTGCTTCAACTGGGAGCCTCCCTATCACCCCTGCGTCTCCCTCGATAATCCCTTCGAAGTAGACTCTGCCGGCACTTGTCTGCTCATACCAGCAGCCACGCTTCGGGAAGGTGTCAGGTTCACATCAGACGAGGCGATCGTGGGCTTGTGTAAGATGGCTACCGCCCGCGGCCATATGATCTGGGTAGATCCGGAGGTGATAGTGTGGCACCCGAGATAACTGTCTGCTCTTTCTCCGTTTGCAGGCATCAGTGGCTGTCCCAGCTCAAGGAGTTCAGAAACAGTCTCTCTGCTGTGGACCGAGAACATTTCTCCTTCCTTGAGGACGATCGTCTCGGGGGAGGGCCTGGCGATTGCTTTCTGCTCACCGACGACCACCGCAGTGTTCTTGCTTTCGGTCACCTCACGTACTTCCCCGGGGAGACGAAGAAGCACGTAGCCAGGCTGGGTGTTGCCGTGCGTCCCAACTCGCGTCGGCAAGGCTGGGCAGAGGATCTGTGCCGGAGGATGATGGAGCATGCCCGCTCTCTCAGTCTGCACAAGATTTGGCTCTCGGTTCACAGTGAGAACCATGCTGCCATTGCTCTCTACGATAAGCTGGGGTTTACCGTTGAGGGGGTATTCACGGACGAGGAGATCACTTCTGTAGGAGAGTACCGGGATGTTCTCTCGATGTCTTGCTTCCTGCGTGAGGAGGACAGCCCTAGCAAGCACATAGCGTGGTGCGAGCCAGACTGGGGTGAGGGCACGGCGGCGGGCATCAAGGTTCTCTCCTCTGGTTGGCTCACCCAAGGTCGCAAGGTGAGAGAGCTGGAGGATAGGCTCCAGCACATGTTTGAGAACCGAGCAGTCTGCGTTTCCTCTGGGACGATGGCCCTCCTCCTCATGGCACAGGTAGCCAAGATGCAAGGATGCAAGCGCGTGGTGCTCCCTGCGCTGAGCTTCGCAGCTACCGCGGCGCCACTTCTCTTCCTTGGGCTGGAGCCGCTCTATGTCGATGTGGATCTGGACACTGCCCTGATGGACAGGGAGCAGGCTGACTTCCTGCTTACTCGCTACGAGGATGCTGGTCTGCTAGCCGTTCATATTGGTGGTGCCCATGTTGATCGGGGCTGGCTTCAGAAGCACTACGAAAGCGGTAGATTTGTTTGGGAGGATGCTGCTCAGGCGGTAGATCTTTGTCTTCGCCCAGAAGATAAGGGAGGGTCCTTGCGTGCTGCCCTCTCTTTCCATGCAGCCAAGACCATTACCACGATCGAGGGTGGGGCTGTTATTGGTCCGGAGAGTCTCGTCTCTTTGGTGCAGAGCCTGCGCCAGCATGGAGAGTCTGTTGCGCATCAACGTTACTGGGCCTTCACGGCCGGTCTGAACGGGCGAATGACAGATGTCCAAGCAGCTATGGGTCTCAGCCAGCTGGACAGCCTCGCGGATAGGGTACTCAAGAGAGAGCGGATCTGGGAGCGCTACCGGCAGCGTCTGTGGAACACAGCTGTCGTGCAAAAGATAGACAATGGCTCTGCCAGCCTTGCCTTGGTGCGTTTCCCTGATTCAGCCTCCCGAGGTAGAGTAGAGGATGCTCTAGCTATGGCCGGTGTCGAAACTCGGCCGGTGTGGCCTCCTCTCAACTGGCAGTTTGGTCAAGGTGACGAGCGGGAGCTTCCTAATGCGGCTGCTTGGCACTACAATGGTCTTCTTCTGCCAATGTCTACCCGTATGGACATCCCCGACGTCGACTATATCTGTGACAAGATCGTAGAGGTGGTGTGATGGGACTCAAGGTACTCTGGCTGTCTGCGGCGCCCATGTGGAGAGCGTCTGGCTACGGCCGGCAGACGAACTACACTGTCAAGGCTCTCCAACAACTACCCGAGGTTGAGCGTATAGCTGTTGCTTGCAGTGGCGGGTTTGAGTGGGGAACAATCAACTTCAACGGTGTCGATCACATCTCTGGCTTTGGTGTGGAGAAGGGATCAGATGCTCTGATCGCGGCTCACATGAGAGCTATGGGATTCGACGTCTGCATCAGCCTGATGGATGTTTGGCCAATGCCTCAGGTATTCGCCTCTGCCAATGGCGGTGGTAACTTCAAGTGGGTGCCTATCGTGCCCATTGATGGCTACCCACTCTCCCGGCAGACCCAAGCCCGCCTCGTCAATGCCCACCAGATCATCGCCATGTCCCAGTTTGGGAAGAAGACGATGGAGGAGAGGCTGCCCCAGATTCCCATCACCTACATCCCCCACTGTATAGACACCTCCATCTACCGACCGCTGGGGAACAAGAAGCAGTTCAAGAAGATGATTGGCTTCCCAGAGGAGTGCTTCTTGGTGGGTATGGTAGCAGCCAACACCCAGAACTCCCCCGTGGTAAGGAAGGGCTTCCCAGAGGCGATCAAAGCCTTCTCTGAGTTTGTTAAGATCCACCCCGATGCTAGGCTGTATCTGCACGCTCTTCCCTACGTTGGTCCCGAATCAGCTGACGTCTTCGCCCTCTGCGATATGTACGGTCTCGATTTTGCCAAGTACGTTATCGTGCTGGATCCGTACATGGATAGGATGGGGATCTCTGATCAACAGATGGCGATGGCCTACAACGCGATGGATGTCTACTTTGCACCGTCCGCCGGCGAGGGATTCAACGTTCCTCTGATTGAGGCCCAAGCATCTGGCATTCCCGTGGTGGCCAACGCGGCTACGGCCCAGACGGAGAACGTCGGTGTAGGCTGGCTAGTACCGCCCTTGGCACCTGTGGCTGTGCCAACGAATACCCAGTGGTACCTCGCCAACCCGTTGGGCTCGGACTCGGCCTGCGAAAGTTGTGGTCATGTCACCCACCAGCCCGGACTTCTTGATGCTCTGTGTACGGCCTACGACGAGCTCCACGACGAGAAGAAGGCTAGGCGTCTGTCTATCGATGCTGTCAAGTTCGGCACCAAGTTCGACGTCCGCGCTGTAATCACTACCTACTGGAGATCCTTTCTGCAGGAGCTGGCCAAGGGCCTTGGCGTGGAGGCTGCTCCAGTCAAGCTCTGGCAGCCCGGACAGGGGCCAGAGCCTACACCGATACGCCGCGGCCGACGGCAGTAAAGTTGCCAGTATGTTGGGGTGCTGGCTAAGCTGGTAGTGCGATGTCTCCTATGCCCAACGAGCACGCATGTAGACTCGAGGATCCCTCGTCGTTTCAGCGCTTCGCTCGAAGCAACAAGACGCGGCCGCATCGAATCTATGGTTTTGGCAAGGGAGGCTCCAAGATCCAAGCCTATCGCTATCCCACTGACTCTTGGTCCGAGGCTGCAGCCCGTAGCCACTGTAAAGAGCACGGTGGTAGCTTCGAGGCTGCCTCTGGGACCAAGGAAGCCTACAATGGCAAGGGAGCGATGATCGCTTGGTACCCACCTGAGGATGTTGCCAAGCAACTGGCTGTTGAGGGGGGAGAAGCGCCTGAGGAGCTCCATCTCACCTTGGGTTTCTTCCCTGATGCAGAAGCTCTGGATCGGGAACAGGTGGGAGACTGCATGCGCAGAGCCTGCCAAGACGGGGGACCCCTTGAGGGCACTGTTGGCGGCATTGGCCGCTTTACGGGAAGTCCTACTAGTGATGGCAAGGATGTGCTCTACGCCTCTGTCGATGCTCCTCGCCTAGAAGAGTTTCGCCAGTCCCTAGTGGAGGATCTGGAGCTCGCCGGCTTCCCTATCTCCAAAGAGCATGGGTTCACCCCGCACATGACCTTGGCCTATCTTGATCCCGAAGCTGCTAGTCCAGTGAGCCGGCTGGATCCGGTTCCTATCACCATCGACAGCATTGTCTTGGCGAGCTCTGATGAGAAGCTGCTGGTGGAGAGGATAGGACAGACTGAGGAGAGGGTCGGGATAGAAGACATGGAGGCGCGGCTGGCGGTTGGACCGGCCACGTTGGCAGAGATCATGAAGAGCGCCAAGTTTCCTTTCTTAGTTGTCCCGCTCTCCGGCGCCGACACAAGGGAAGTCATTGTCCGCAGGGGCAGCGAGTGGTACGCGGTAGACCGTAGAACCGGCCGTACTCTGTCCCGCTCCATGACCCATACAGGCCTCCTACGCACTCTGCGCAAGCAGTAAATTTTGCGTCCTTCGTAGTTGACCCCTTACGCTATCTCTGAGGGTATTCGGAGATAGTGACATGCGCGACGTACTAGAGTCCGTTCTGACCAGCCTAAGAAGTGGCGACACCGACTATGCTTCTGCGCTTCTTACCGATGCTCTGAACCAAGATGTTGAGGAGGAGGCGCTGAAGATCATTGGCAGTGCCTTCATCGCTGTCAAGGAGGGCAAGACCGAAGAGGCAACGGATCTCCTTCAATCTGCAATCGGGACAATTAGCTCTAGCAATGGGAATGGCACCGGCTCTTCGGATGTAATCGTCGAGGCAGAGTGGAGCGCCGAGGAGATCAACAACCTTCCTGACAGCTGCTTTGCCTTTGTCGAGCCCGGCGGCAAGAAGGACAAGGACGGAAAGACAACTCCACGTAGTCTTCGACACCTGCCCTACAAGGATGCCAAGGGCAAGGTGGATATGCCGCATCTTCTGTCGGCCCTCTCCCGGGTGAATCAGATCAAGCTCAAGGGTGGCGGCAAGATCTCCTCTGCCAAAGCCACGCAGATTCGCAATCACCTGCGTGGGATGATGAGCCAAGGTAAGACTCACGAGGCTGCTCGTGGGGGTATAGCCGAGGATCATCGACACGGAGAATGTGAGGACGGCACTTGTCCTTATGAGCACGTAGATGAGTCTGCTCCTGTTGAGACAGACGAGGGAGTCACCTTTGTCTCCGAGGCGATGGGTATCATCGAAGAGGCCTTCCCCTCCGAGCCCAACGTCTACTTGGCAACCATTATCCAGTCCGGTAGCAGCAAGAACCGCTACTACTGGCGCCCGGACACGCTGGAGCGCAACACCAGGATGTTCGAGGGGGTCAGGGCCTTTGCCGACCACCCGACCAAGACGGAGATGGCAGAGCGACCGGAGCGATCCGTCAGGGACATTGTAGGTTGGTACGAAGGTGTCTACTGGGTACCGAACGGGATGGGTGGGGGCTCTCTGAAGGGCAAGATGCACCTTCTTGAGGGTCCAGTAGCGGATATAGTCCGTGAAGCACACACACGTGGCAAGCCGGATCTCGTACAGCTGTCGGTTAACGTGAGTGCTCGGCACTCGCCGAAGTATATCGATGGCGTCCTTGTACGAGAGATCTCCGAATTAGTTAGGGTCCACTCCGTTGACGCTATCACCGAGGCTAGCGCCGGCGGCTCAATAGACCGAGTGGTCGCCTCGGACAAAAACACCAAGGAGGTGGAAGCTCTAATGTCTCTAGAAAATGCTTCCCCTGAAGAGTTCATAGCTGCTGTCGCGGAGCGCCCTGAGGTGAGAGAAGCTCTTGCCTCGCACTTCGCACCAGGCGGCGAGGCGGCCGCGAGCTCGGCAGGGGACCCAAGCCCGGATCCGGTAGCGGATCCAGTACCTGACCCAGCACCTGCTCCCGACCCGGCACCGGCGCCACCGGACCCAAGTCCGGCACCGGCTGCTGATCCGGCACCAGTAGTTGAGGCTGCCTCTGCGGAGAGCATCCAGCAACTCACTGAGTCTCTCCGAACTATCCAAGAGGAGCGGGCTGTCGAGCAGTCCGCACGCGCTCTGGACGAGATCCTGTCTGCGAGTCGCCTCCCAGAGCCGATCGCGAACATGATCCGTGCCCGCTGGGCTGGCAAGATCTTCGAGCGAGTCGCTCTCGAGGAAGAGGTGACCGCACAGCAGGCTGCTCTGGCGGCCGTGATGGTGGCCCAGCCACCTTCCACAGTTCCGTGGGCTGCTGCGGCAGACGCCCCACAGGATCGCTACGTCAAGGCCATGGACGGGCTTCTGGCGGGCGAGGACGTCGATGGCGTCAAGGCCTTCCGCTCGCTGAAGGAAGCCTTCTGCGTCATCACTGGATCGCACGTCTTCGACCTGACCGGATACGAAGTCCTCGAGTCCGCTGGGCGCTACGACTCCGGCGTGTCCAACCGCGGCTTGGATCGGGTCGTAGAGGCCACGGCGATGAAGACCTCCGACTTCGGCAAGATCCTCGGCGATAGCATCACGCGCCGGGCTCTCATAGAGTACCGCTACCCGATGCTCCAGGACTGGCGCAAGATCGCAACTGTGGCGCCTACCTCCGACCTGCGTGAGCAGAAGAGGGAGCGCCTCGGCGAGTTCTACCTGCTGAAGCGTGAGAGTGGTGTGGGTGCGTCCAACCAAGACATCACCTACGCCGACCTCACCGGTGCAGCGCTGCCGGAAGAGGAGGCCATCTACCAGCCGGTCAAGGCACACGGCCAGGCCAGCCTGACCCTGGAGATGATCATCAACGATGACATCGGCAAGTTCCGTGCGCTTCCCCAGAAGCTGGGTCGTGCGGCTGCCGGTACCATCTACATCACGGTGTTCGACTTCCTCATCGACAACCCTGCCGAGTCCACCTACCTGACCAGCGGTGGCGCTGACAGGCTGTTCGATGTGGCAGCTGCTCGCTCCCCGGGCAACATCGTGACCGACACGCACAGCATCCTGTCCGCGATCGTGGCCCTTAACGATGCCAACCTGTCCGATGCCTTCATGCGCTTCCAGATCCAGCAGGCAGCGGTCAGCGCTTCGGCGCCGTACTCTGGAGCTGTCGCACACAGCTTCATCATGAGCTCTCCGAAGACTCTGGTCGTCGCTCCGACGAACAGGGCCATGGGGCTCGCGCTGCTCAATTCCGAGACGAAGGTGGGCGCAGGAAGCCATGAGGTGAACATCCACCGTGGCATGTTCGAGCTGCTCATCATCCCGTACTGGGAGACAGCAGCCGATCGTGGTAACGCTGGTGGTGACACCCAAGCACCGAAGAACATCTGGGTTCTGGCCGCAGGTCCTACCGAGATCCCGATGATCGAGGTCGGCTTCCTGAACGGCCGCGAGGAGCCCGAGATCTTCGCACAGGACCAGAGCACGGAGCTGGTCGGGGCGATGTTCACCAACGACCGCATCACGTACAAGGTCCGCCACTTCTGGGGCGCGAACCCAATTGACCACAGGGGGTTGGTCGGAGCCACATTCTCTAGCCTCTAGTAGTCCTTCTAGGGGGGTGTACGAGGGGGGAGGCTGTTGCGGGGCAGTCTCCCCTCTTGGATTTTGTGTCCTCTGGCAGCTAGACCTTAATCTCTAGGTAGGAGGTAGAGACATGGCCCTACACGTCACGTCCGCCAGGAAGTTCTGGGATGGGGTCACGCTGACCCAAACTACGGATAGTGCCACCATTCCAGTCGGCAGTCACATCGAGGGCCGTGTCTTTCTCGACGCCGACGTTTCTGCTGGTACGTGGACACCAAAGATTCAGCAGCAGGACCCGAAGACCGGTCAGTGGTTTGACCGCGGCGATATTTCAATGTCTGCCTTTACCACTACTGGCGGTCCCCTCGGCGATGGCCAGAACCAAAAGCAGATGGTTACCATAGACAACTTGGGAAGCCGCATCAGAGTCTCGATCACTCCTGCCGGTGCCACCCCTAGCATCGTTATCAACGGGGTCTACGAAGGCAAAACCTAGACGATGTCTTTTGATCTTGCCTCAATCCAAGAGCTTGTTCTGGCGCACTTTGGTAGCCATGGCATCCCCTCGCGTATGGGAGGGGTGGAGGATCCAGACCTTGAGGCCCTGATCCAGGATGCTGTCGCATTCTACAGTCTGATCAAGCCAGACACTGCGTTCTTTGACGAGGCGGGTGATGGTGCCGCTTATGACTTTGCTGTTCCCTCGGACTGGCAAGATGGCTTCAGCGCTGTAGTGAGTGTCGAGTATCCGCAGGGTGACCGTATTCCCACCTTCTTGGATATGCTCGAGGTCACTGCCTACGACGACACGGGTGGCACGGTCATTCGGTTCCAATCAACCACTCCAGCCTCTGGGAAGACTGCCAGGATCACCTACACACGCCTACACATTCTCGGTACAGAAGCTACAGGTACAACTATTGCTGATAGTGACAAGGAGGCTTTGGGCCATCTCGCTACGCACAGGTTTGCTATGCGCATGGCGGCAGAGGCCGCGAAGTTGACTCCTTCTGCGATCAGAGACGATCCTGTAGGCTTTCGGTCTCAGACAAACGAGTACCTCCGAGTGGCCGAGCAGCACCTCTCCATGTTCTACGACCTTCTTGGGGTGCCAGCAGACTCTAGGCAGCCCGCAGCTTCAGTAGCCGGCGAGATCCCTAACACAATGAGCTGGGGTAGGCCGCCACTCACTCATGGCCAAGGCACGAGCCGGTTCTTGGGTAGGTAGCCAATGGCCCATGCGATGCCCCAATGGATGGCTGCTGCGGCCGCGGTCGCTTCTCTCTTGGAGCAGGTAGACGGGGTAGGTAAGGTCTACATCGGGGAGGAGGATGCACGTACTCTGCTCGAGATGGCAGAGCTAGCAGTCGAGCCCAGCGAGGAGGACGACGTCCTTGAACAGCAGGCCTCGGTTAACGTGTGGCAGCTGGGTAGGACGTCGGTCTCGATTGAGAGAGGGCAGCTACCACCGCAACAGAGGTTTGTTGTTAGCCACATGGTAGTTCGTGGTTACTTAGGTATGGGCGAAGGTACGTGGGACACTTTCCAGAGTCTCATCGACGAGGTGATTGTAGAGCTTGAAGGTCTGACAGAGATACAGCTTACCGAAGCGAGGACAGATATCGTGGAAGTCAGTGCTCCACAGGTGACTTCGATACTGCACGCGACACTGGGGCCGTATGCCTGCCACTCGTGCGAGATACGTATGGACTTCAGGGAGAGACGTACTGTGGAGATCAAGACTGGGGTCTAAAGTTGCCGCCATTGCCACCTGAACCTTAATCTGATTCAGGAAGGTGTTTTTACTCTCCGGTACTCTGCCTTCCCGTAACTGAATAGGAGGAGCAAGCAATGTCCACTTCTGCAGGCTTTAAGGCCTTCATCACCCCGGAAACTGCAACGTGGGGGTCGCTCCCAGCATCCCCGACATGGGCGATGCTTCCGATCGATCCGACCTCCGGTGTCGATACGGTCGAAACGCTGTTCGATGATGCCAGGCGCGGCCTAGCTGCCATTGGCTTCCGGCAACTGGAGGGTGTTCACAGGACCGACTTCTCGATCGGAGGTCCCGCCTACCCGGACGAGATCGGCCACCTCATTCGCAGCATTATTGGTGCTGACACTGTTGGCACTGCTGCACCGTACGCTCACGTATTCGACATCCAGTCCATGGCAGATGCCGGCGGCCGCTCCTTCCAGATCCAGCTTCTGGACGACGCGCTGGCTGGCGGCGAGTCGTACACCCACCAAGGCTGTGTTGCAACCGGTCTGACCTTCCGCTTCAACTCATCTACCGGCCTTCTCACCTATGAGGCGAACATCCTCGGCAAGGGTATGGTGACCACAACTGCCCAGGCTGCCGTCTCCGATAGCACTGACGAGCCTCTGCGCGGTTGGCACGCCAATGTGGCCACCAGCTCCGGCCTCGGCACCGGTGCCACTGGCAGGCTGATCGAGGGTGAGATCGCCATCGCCCGCGATGCGGAGCTACTCTACGTCGCCAACAACAACAAGTTCCCGGTGAAGCTCATCCCGGGCCTTATCGCAGTCACGGGTCGGTTCACAGCCTCCTTCGACGTCCTTGCCAACTTGGAGCTGTACAGGGCACTGACCAACGAGGCACTGATCCTGGAGTTCGCCTACGGTGCCGGCGCCGCAACCCGCTCCATTGACTTCGAGTTCCCGAAGGCCTCCTATGGAGACAGCCCGGCCGAGATCGACAGGAGCGGCAACAACATGACGATCGCCTACAACTTCCGCGGTCTGATCGGGACGTCGTCCTCTTCGTGGAAGGCCTCTGTAGAGAGCAACATCCGCATGCGCATGCGCAATGCTCTGGCCACCGCATACACCATCGGCTCGTAGACAACCACCTCATCTCCTTCTGGCGGTCGGCTCAGCAATGGGCCGATCGCTTTGCTTTGTACACAATACATGTATATGTACATGTATATGAAGCAGAAGTTGCGTCCTTTTCCAGCCAGCGTCTACTGTAGTTTATGACGATGCTTGTCACTTTGCAGGAGGTCAGCCACCGCACCGGGGTCTCAGTCCGCAGGCTCCGGTATTACATCTCCAAGGGATGGCTTCCTACACCAGTACCGGTTCGTGAGGGTCCAGGAAGACCTACAGGGAAGCTGGACGAAGAAGCGGTTGACAAGGTGAAGGTGATAGACAACGTCTTGCGTAACGGTGGTTCCTCAGTTCTGGATGCGGTGCCTCTGGGCTTGTACGTGTACGAGCTGGATGGGCAGCGTGTTCAGAGCAATATTGTCAGCAAGGAGGAGTGTGGCGCCTATACGTTGATTCATCTCGGTAATGGCGACTTGGTTGTTCGTGTTCACAAGGAGGAGATGAGAGATGCCTAGCAACAGACCGACCAGAAGAGCTGCTGCACGGAGCAGCAACAGTAGACCGACCACCGGTGGCTGGTACAAGGAGAAGACGATTCGGCTCACCCTTGAGTCGTTCGGACAGCCTGATCTCTGGTACGACGCCCTTGACGCCAACTCCCTGATGGTCGAAGAACTCGACGAGATCGGCGTGATGCAGGAGAAGGCACAGGATCCGGGGATGATGGACGAGCTGCAGAGACTCGTACTCCGTCTCTTCCCGGGAGAGTGGAACATCACCGATCCTAAGACGGGTGAGCCACTTGCGCCACCGAAGGACTCTGCCACAGGTTGGCGCCGGCTGCCACTCGAGATTCTGTACTACATGATGGAGAGCACGATGAAGCGGGCGGAGGAAGAAGCCGTCCCCCCTACGAAAGGGAGCAGGCGCTCGCGGCCCTAGCGTCGGGTGGTGAGGGTGCTCCCGCTTGGATGATGAAGATCAACATGTGCGAACAGTTCGGCTGGACGGAGCGTGAGTTCTTGCAAGAGAACACCGTAGGCTTCATCAAGCAGATTGGTGTCTACAACACACTCTCGAAGAAGTCTGCCAAGGTGCAGGAGGGCTACCAACCAGCCAAGCCGACTGTACGCGTCGTAGGAGGTCCTGGCTAACATGCCTGCGCCCTCCGAGATCCTACGTCGTGGTCTGGCCGCCGGCGGTCGTACGCAAGTACCGGTACCAGTTGACTTCGAGGCACCGACTATCTCAGTCACCCTCAATGAGGATCTGCTGGGACGTGTCGAAGCCTACGCCCGCCTGCTCGACTTTGTTCCCGGTGAGGTTCGGAGTGCGATAGAAGGCCTCCTCACTTCTCTCGGCAAGATCTACGTTGGCCTCATTCGGCAGAAGATGGAGGACATGGATCTCATCTTCACCGGTCAGTTGCAGCAGACTATAGACTACCGGCTCGTGCCTGGATCTACCCAAGTGGGTGGCGTTACCATTCCTGACCTTGTTGTGGGCTCCTTCCCAGGCGAGGCTGGAGTGGAGACAGAAGCTATACGTGCTCCTGTTAGCTATGTCTATCCCATCCTCTACGGAACAGCGCCGTATGCCAAGGGCAGCCAGCCCCCCTTCCTTCGCATTGCCTACTGGGCTGCGAACAAGTTGAATATTGACTTCACGAGCCCCGAGGGGGCCAAGCACATCAGGGGTATTTACGGAAAGATAGTCCGGGATGGCGTGGCCCCTCACGACTTCCTCTCTGAGGTGTCTCCCGATACGCCTGAAGCACAAAGGCTGATCCAAGAGGCAGAGCGTGTCTTGGAGCGCGAGCTGGTTGCTCTCATCCCTCCCCCGCCGGATGAAGAGTGGCGTGAGCTGGCGCAAGGTGTTGAGCCTGTTATCCAGCGCAGGCGCCAGGCTTACCAGCGTATCAATGAGGAGTTCGAACGGGCACATGCAGCCGAGCTTGTGGTTCCCAAGGCAGTGCGTCGTGCGGCCGCCATAGCTGCTATTGCTATCCGTCGGAGAGCAGCCAGACGTGTTGCTCGTGAGGGTATAGCTGCTCCTGCTGTACGAGGTACGAGACGCGAGCGAGAGGCGATACGAGCAGTAAGAACCGCGCTACGTCCGCGGAGGCGCAGGTAGACAATGCCTGACTTTCGTATAGGCGCACAGGTCTCTGGTCTCGAGAACCTCCGGGCTATGGCTCGTGAGGTCCTCAACGTCAACCGTGCCTTCCAGTCAGCCGGCAGGCAGAAGCTTGCTGCTCCTGCTGTGAACATCTCCAAGATGACTGCTGGGCTGGCAACCGCTGCAGTTCCTGTAGAGGACTTCCAGCGGCGCCTGAACAGGATCTTTGCTACGGGCCTTGTCCCTCGAGGCACAGCGGAGCAGGTCAGGGCCCAGACAGGACAGATCGTTCAGTCACTTCTACAGCTGGGTAACAAGGAAGCAGCTGATCGTGTCCGAGATCTCGGTGCTCGTCTGGCCTCTGAGCTTGACAGAATAAGCACAGATGTCGAGCAGAATGCCCAGCGCATGGCCCGCGGGCTTGTGAGCATGACACGTGGCACTCTCACGGGTGCGGGTGGGATCGTTCAGCCTCTACGAGATATGGCTGCCAGCGTGGCTGAGGAAGCTGCGCGACTGAAGCAGTCCCTTGTCCCAATACGCACCTTTGAGAGAGAGCTTGCCAGGATCTCTGCCGGCGGGCAGGTCTCTCCACGACTCGCCGAGCGTGTCAATGCGATGGTCGCCAACGTGCAGCAGTCGCTGCGTGAGCTAGGAAGACCAGATCTGGCGAGTGCTGCTTCAGATCTGGGCCGTAATATCGTACGAGGTCTCGAGCGCGTCTCTCCGCAGCTGAGGCGGCAGTCGGTTGAGATACGGGACTCGTTGGAAGAGATAGTGGATGCCCTCAAGCAGGTTCCTGCTGATCCTGCGATCATAGAGAGCCTAGAGCGAGTGCGTGCCGGCTTGGGTGGCTTCAGGATAGATACTCGTGCGATCAACGCTGATGCTGTCCGTAAGTCCATAGAGAGTCTCGCACAGCCGGGGGAGACGCTTGATGCTGTGTACCGGACTGTCTCCCGCAGCATCCAAGTTCTAGGTGGCGAGCTGCAACGTCTGCGAGATGAGCAGGATGCGGCTGCAACAGCGGGCAGACAACTCACAGACGAGGATCGACGTAACGTTTCGGTTCTTGAAGACCAGATAAAATCTCTCCTGAGTGCCCACCAAGCTCTAGCTCCGTATGTCAACACGCTGTCCTCTGCTGAGAAGATACTGAGGGGCTTCAATCGAGAGGGCAGAGTCTCCTCTAGCCAGATATCCGGACTTGGTAACCTAGCCCGCTTGGCTGAGGATCAATTCGCAGGCGTCTCTGGCGAGATCGAGCAAGTGACTGCGGATGTAGATCTCCTTGGTAACCGGGTCGAGAGGTTCAACAGAGCCGGCACCAGAGCCTTTGCCGCACTCCGGCCGGAAGTCACGGCCCTTCGAGACTTGCTACAGCAGGTGCCTGCATCCATCTCTATGCCAGAGGCGCCACAATCTGCGCAGATGGCTGAGGACATCGCCCAGCAGCTATCTCGCATCGAGCAGTCCGGGTCGGTGACACAAGGCTCTCTGGAGAAGCTCTCTCTGTCTCTTCGCAATTTGGCCGGCGTGGAGCCAGAACTGGCGCCGGCACTGGAGTCGATAGCCAGCAACTTCGACACCATGGCCCAGAAACTGGCCAGCGTTAGCACTGAGGTCTCTAGGCGGTCCCTACCGGCAATGCAAAGCATGGGGAGTGAGCTAGCCAAGACAGCTCAGGAGGCGATGGCTGCTGTTGCCCCTCTCACTCAGCTGGACAACACCTTCAAGAGGATCTCCCGGTCAGGTAGAGATATCTCCTCTGAGGCTGTTGAGAGTCTCCGAGCCCAAGCACAGGGACTGGCGCAGGAGAGAGGACTGCCAGCTGGGGTACGAGCAAGCTTAGCTGCTCAGGTGCCCATCCTGACCGATACCAGTGATTTACTGGAAGCACAGAAGAACCGTCTGCGCGAAGTACAGATGGCCCACCGTGGTTTTGCTTCGCACACGGGAACTAGCGCCCAAGCTCTCCTCTTCCTCCAGTCAGCAACCCAGGGCGTGATGACAGCACTGGCCCTTCTCCGCGGTAACCTCATGTTTGCGGGCTTTGGCCTTATCTTCATGCGCTTCACTGTCGTCCGGGTGATGCTTGCCTTCACCGCACTGACCTTTGTTCTTGGCGGAGTGATGAAGCTCTGGACCGGCTTCATTGCTGGCGCCAAGGGGGCCGGTGCTGCTATGCAGGTGCTTCGCTTCCAGATGATGCGGCAGCTGGGGAGTGCCCGGGAGGTGGGTGCCTTCTTCAGAGCCGCCGAGGTGCTCGTGCGACGCTTCGGCTTCGCTTTGGACGACACCACATCCGGTCTGACGAAGATGCAAAGAGAGGGTCTCGGTCCGCTGCTTGCCAACCGGGACCTCGTAGCCGACTTTGCTCGTACCTTCAGCCTTAGCTTCGAACAGGCCACAGATACTCTTACCAGTGCAATTGGACGTCAGCGTGGATCACTGGAGACTCTTGGTGACACCATGGGTGTCATCCCGGAGATCTTTAACAAGAATCTGGACAAGCTGAATGAGGCCAGCCGATCTGAGCGAGCTGAGTTTGTTATCAACCTCCTTCAGCGCTACAAGGGTGCTGCTGAGGACTATGCAAGAACGCTGCCAGGCGCACTGAACAGGGTCAGGGAGGCCTTCAACGGCTTCGTCAGGGATGTCACTGAGCCGTTCGCAAGGAACGTGCTGGCGCCGGCCATGAATGGTCTGGCTAACCTTCTCAATACAGTCTCCCTACTCGTGCGAGGCCTAAAGGCTTCCGAGCCGGCGCAGAGGCTGTGGAACAAGTTCCTTACCAACATGCGTACGGCCATGCAGCTCCTTGTTCCTGACACAGAGAAGTTTGGCAAGACGATTGGAGTTCTGGTAGTGGGCAGCCTTCTGCTAGCGCTGAAGTTGGCAGTGCTGCTGTCGGCAGCTCTCGTCAAGCTAGCTGCCTTCATCCATCTGGCTGCCGGCGCCTTCCGCCGCTTCCTCCAACTTATCAAGCCCGTTATCGACCAGCTCCGGGCTCTTGCTCAGATGCTCAAGTCCTTGAACCTCGGCGGTCAGTTCGCCAAGCTGAAGAACTTCGCTGTCGACCTGGCAGATGGTCTGCTCTCCTTGGGCAAGCCTTCGCACTTGGCGGTCATTGGACTGCACGCTGTGACCTTGGCCTTCGCCGACTTCGTGAAGGGGTTCGTGGGAGCTGGTGGTAGTGCTCTTGGCAGACGTATAGGGAGAGCACTGAATCCAGCAGCAAGGGCTATCGGTCAGTTTACTGACGACATGGCGCGGATGTTTGGTACCAGTGCCGACGAGGTAGCTGAGAGTGGACTCAGACGCTGGGCAGCGGCCGCGGGGCGTCTAGGCAAGGGAGTCGTTAGGTTCTTTACGAAGGACTTCACTGATCCTCTGGGTGACCTGCTCCGCCTGCGCGTCATCTCCAAGATAGCAAAGGAAGAATCCGACACTCTCATCGAGACGATCCTCAAAAGCATGACTGCTCCCGGCCGACTGGCGATGGCACCGATTACCACCCCGTTCCGTATCCTCGGCTCCAGCCTGAAGGCTGGCCTGATGCTAGTCATACGGGACATCCCGACCATGCTGAGGGCCGTGTTCACCAAGCTGAACATAGGTCTGCTGATAGCTGAGATCTTCACTCGCAGCATGATTGAAGCTTTCGTACCGGGTAAGTTCCAAGGACTGGCCCTGATCGTCTCCGATGTTATCTTCGGAGCCATCAGTGGGGCGTTGGCTGGGGCTGCTGTTGGGTCCGCGGTATTCCCAGGTGTCGGTACCGTCGTAGGCGCCGTCGCCGGTGCCATAATCGGAGCTATTGCCTCCGTGGCCTTGGACATCTTCCTTGACGACCGTGTGAAGAAAGCATTCACAGAGGGCGTGGGAAAGCTAGGGAGCTTCTTGAAGGGATTGCTTCCGGCTCAGCTGCGTGAGGCTCTAAGCGGTATCAGCTTGCCCTCTCTGGCACTGCCATCTCTGACTCTGCCCGATCTGGGTCCTTCGTTGGGTGTACTTTCTGGCTTCCTCGGACCACTGCGTGATTTGGGCGGGGCTACATCTGAACTCTTGTCCTCGTTCGGTGTCTTGTTCAAGGGAATCAGCGACTTCAGCAAGGGGCCGGTGCTGCCAATCCTGATTGCTGCATTGGGCGGGCTAGCTAGGATCTTCAAGGCAGAGATTCAGCCCGTACTCGATTTCCACATAGTACTCTTTAGACTACTAGCGAAGACAGTCAACGATGTTGTAGTGATCGCATTCGAAGAGCTGGTAGACTTCCTCTCCAGCTCACTGGCCCCGGCCCTGAAAGTTCTTAGGGGACTCTTCAAGGTCGCTATGGCTCCGATCATAGCCCTTGGGGAGGGCCTGGCAGCCATGGTCTCGCTGGTCGGACACCTGCTCAGTGGTGAGTGGGGAAGGGCTTGGAGAGACTTCGTCCGTCTCGTGACTACTCCCCTACGCATGGTAGAGCGTACGGTCTCGGGGTTCATGGATGTCATAACCGGCGTCTTTGAGATAGGGCTCAATAACATCGAGGCAGTCTGGGATATCTTCCGCCGAAGCCTTGTCGCAATAGTTACGAACACTCTCGATGCGGCTCTTGGCTACTTCAAGGACTTCCCAGGCAAGGTTGTTGGTTACGTGTCTGAGCTGGTTGACGCTGTAATCGACTTCTTCAAGATGCTGGCAAGGGAGCTGGTGGGTGCCTCCATCATTCCAGACCTGATCGATGATATCGTCGGTTACTTCGCCAAGCTGCCGCAGAAGCTATTGGCTCTGCTAACTACTGCCATGGGTAAGATCATCTCTGCGATTACCGGCGCCGTGGCCGCAGTCTTCACGGCAGCAGTAACACTAGGAGGAAAGATCGTGTCTGGTCTCGCCTCCGGTGTAGGCAATCTCCTGACATGGGCTACGGGCAAGGTTGCCGGGCTGATCCAAGGGATGAAGGACAAGTTCACCGATGTCTACAACACAGCGGTAACGCTTGGAGGCAAGGTGCTGGGCGGATTCAAGTCAGGTCTCGGAGACTTGGGAGCAGTGATTGTCGCGGCTCTGAATGCGGCCAAGGTAGCTGTCATAGGCACGGCGCGTAAGGTAAGTAGTGTGGTGACTACACTCAGTGGTGTTGGATCCAGTCTAGGGGGTGCTATCGCCAGCGGGTTTGGTAGTGCCGTTAAGTCTATTAAGAACACCCTGCTAGATGCAGTCATTGGGCTGCTGAAGGTTCTCAACAAGATACCGGGTGGCTTCTTCACCAAGTTTATCTTGGGTGCTATCGGAATCCCCAACTTGGATACTGCTATCAAGTCGCTTGAGGGGCTGAAGAGCAAGGCACTGGGTGGTCTAGCTGGCGGTCTCATCAAGGTGGGTGAGCAGGGCGAGGAGATTGTCGCTGTTCCTACAGGCAGCCGCGTGCTCAGCAATCAGCAGACAAGGGGCCTGATGGGTACTCTTGCCGGCAACACTGGAGCCCAAGCTCCGGTCACCTTCGTCAACACCTACCAGATTGGCAACGTTGTAGGCCAGGGTGGGATGAAGCAGCTGGCTGAGATCGTCACCGAGCACCAGATGCGAGTCTTCCGCGGCACGTACAGAAGAGGGTTCGTGAGGAGCTAGTTGATGCTACCCAGACGAGCTGAGTGCGACGATACGGGCGTCTTTATCACAGCCGATAGGTGGAGTGGCCCTCTGTTGTCCTACGGCCCTCTGGTGGCCTCTACAGGCCTCAAGGAGTTTCCTTAATTGCCTGTCACGATTACCATCGATGGGGTGGATCAAACCTTGAGGGTGCGGATGGAGACTATTGAGATCCGAGACTCCATCCCTGCCCGTATGGATACGGCTCAGTTCGATATGATCATCCTCTCTGCAGATATAGCCAATCGGCCGGTGTCTGGCAACGAGGTCTCCATTGACGTCGACGGCTCCATTGAGTTCGCAGGAGAGGTGACAACAGCCCAAGAGGTTCGTCTCATCAACCCTGATGCTTATCTTTACCAGATAACCTGCAACGATTGGAGCAGACGGCTCGACAGACAGCTTGTCGTAATCCAAGAGATTGGCCCCAGCTTGGCCGGCGACATCGTCAAAGAGGTGCTTGGCGACTTCGCACCAGAGTTCGCCGTGGATCTAACACAGATACAAGACGGGGTGCTGATCCCGGAGCAGCAGTATGACTACTCGACCGTGTCATCCATCCTAGACCAGCTGGCCACTCTCAGCGGCTACGTCTGGTACATCGATGTGGACAAAGTCCTGCATTTCATCCCTCCTCCAGACTTCATCTCTCCCCTGACTGGTAATCAGTACGATGTGGACACCGACCTGCAGCTAGGAGACATGGCGTGGCAGGAAGATGCCAGCCAAGTCAAGAACAGGATCTTCCTCAAGGATGGGGTTGTACCGGACGCGGACAGCAGGCAGGACACCTTTATCAGTGACGGTGTCGCCTCGTTCTTCTCCCTCTTCCAAGAGCCTGAGGGCGTAGGGACCACCAGTGTTGTCTCCAAGAAGCCTGATGGTAGCACCAAGATGTGGAACCCCGCTCTTGACCCTCTGGACGCGGCTGAGGGCACTCTGCGTGGGGATCCAGACACAGTTTACGTTTGTTTGCTCAACGTTGGTATCAGATTTCCTCTCGACTCAGAGGACAAGGTCGTGCTCGAACCCAACGAGATCATCGAGGTGACCACCAAGCCTATGCGCGAGGACATCGTCTTCATGGTTGAGGACATCGACAGCCAGAAGATGATGGCGGACAGGGAGGGCCTGACATGGGGTCAAGGCACCGCCGGCATATACGAACACATGGAATCCTTGGATGGTGCCAGGCTCGGTAGCCAAGAGTCAGCTGAGGCCTATGGGCTGATACTACTGACACAGACAGCTTGGCCTGAGGTTACAGGCACATTTCGCACGCAGCAACTGAAGGGTTGGAAAGCTGGACAGACCTTTGACCTGAAGTCATCCAAGCGTGATCTCTTCGATGCAGAGACATTCTGGAAGACAGCAGTGAAGGTGGACATACCAGTCTGGGTACAGCAAGTAACCAAGCAGGTTCTCCCAGCCGAGGATCAGCCAGACGGTGTTGTCTTCGAGACTATCGTTGAGTTTGCCAACAGGGCAATTATGGGATAGGTGAACTATGTCTCTTCGTGGTACTTCCGAACTGACAAGAATTCTGAGAGAGCTGTTTGATCGTCATAACCGGACCTTCAAACGCTCTCCTCACTCCACGACTGTGCGTATTAGGGACTTGCCAGAGCAGCCGCCTACAGCTGACAGGGTTGTGATGGATGACACCCAGCCCTCCTTGACGCCGAAGTGGGGTGCTGTAACTACATGGTCAAGAGTCTCCAACAACGTTCTCTGGGGAGAAGGTGCCAAATGGCAATAACGGATCAGATAGCTCTCTCTCGTCCCCGCGGCACCATAGAACTGGAGCTGGAGGAGGTTACTGCGGGGGGACTGATTCTACGTACGACCAGAGTGCTAGACAACGTGGTGACATACGCCTTCCGCAACGAGATATCCAAGTGGCTGGCAGGGCAGAGTTCCGTACTGCCTGGCTTCTTGGCTATCGGTGCCGGCCAAGAGGCTGCCAGCGTGAACCAGAAGACAGTGACTGAGATGGTGGACGAGTTCTTCCGGAAGGATCTGGCTACGTCCCCACAGGTACTGTCCGATGGGACTCGGTACCGAGCAGTGTTTGGTGCGGCTGAGATCGCAGGGGATATTGAAGAGGTCATGCTCTTCAGTGCCGATGCAGTTGTTGTAATCCTTGACGCTCTCGATGCAATAACTGGTTGGAGCACCGGCGCCGGTCAAACCTTATCTGTGGAGACTTCGGACAGGATGCAGGGGACGGGCAGCTTGGAGTCTGCTAGCTCAGGAGCTGGACCAGCTGATCTGACTTTCAAGAAGACCACGCTCTCTGCCGATATCTCCTTGGCTGACACGGCTCTGCAGGTCTGGTTCTATGTCGATGACAAGACCAAGCTCTCTGGGAATATTGCCATACAGCTATCGTCCAGCATCACGACCGGACAGCACCAGTGGGCATGGACGGTGGCAGCTTCCGGCTTGGTGAATGGTTGGAACTACTTCGATCTAGATCTGACAGCGGCCACAATCACCGGTAGCCCGGACAAGACCGCCATCGTTCGCTTCGAGCTATCTGTCACGAAGACTCACCCCGTCACTGTTCGCATCGATAACCTGCGAACCTTCAAACCGGCAGGGACAGGTCTCGCCCGGGCAGAGCTGACACCTGCCTTTACGAAGCAGATAGGTAGTGTGCTCAACATCACGTGGACCATACGTCCAGACTACGAATCCAAGATCAATACGTTCTTGTGGGAGGGGGATGACGATCAGGCAGTAAGCGCCGACGTGACAGCTCAACTAGCCGAGACCGGCGCTGGCACATTCCCTGCGGTAACAAGCCATCCGTGGACCTACACCTCAATGTGGCTCCCAGCAGCTTCTGGCTACATGACTGGTGGTCTGTTGGCGTTGGACTCGCAGGCCGGGTGTATCGCTGTCTGGGCTCGATTTGGGGCAGTGGAACCATCCAATGGAGCGCTGGTCTTCGACTGGCGCCAAGACGGCAGTAACACTATCAGCTTGTATTGGGATAGTGCTAGCAATCTATGGACTGCGGTGTATACGCGTAGTGGTGTGACAGTGACTAGGACAGCTGGTGACACACCGACGAACAATGACTACGCCTTCTTGGTTGTTGGCTGGGATGTCAATGGCCTTGGTCTCAGTCTTAATGGTGCTGCGATGTCCAAGGTTGCGATCGCCACTCTCATCAGTGCCATAACTGCTCAACCCACATGGGGAGGGGGGAGCGGTCTCGTAACTACAAATGCCAAGCTAGGACCTGCCTTGGCATTCAGCAGAGTCCTGTCTGATGCTGAGATCGCAGCACTCTACGCCTTGGGTAGATTCTACGTATATGGAGAGGACTAGGGAGAGATCAGATGCCACCAATCAGCAGTCCAGTCAGCGCTGGCGACAATATCCTAGACAGCCAATACAACAACCTCCGTGCCGACGTCCTGAATGTCTCTACAGGTCACAGACACGGCGGCGCGGCCGAGGATGGCAGGCTGATCCCTCCGGCTAGTATCTCTCCGCAGGGTGCTGCCAGTGGCTTGGATGCGGATAAGTTCGAGGGTAAGCAGTTCACTGAGCTGTTTGCTCAAGGCACATATGCGTCCATGCTAGCCTCTTCTCCTGCCCTGGCAGGTCTGCGGTGGTACACGACTGACCTAGGTGCCGAGTTTCTCTGGGACGGTAGTAAGTGGCGCCTTATAGGGCACAACCCGGAGGCATGTGAGCACTTCTTCGATGACTTCCTTGGTCCTTCTCCTCTATTGCAAGGAGGTTCCGATGCTGGCAGTGGGGGGCAATCCGGTTGGCGCTGGATCACAAGTCTTGGTGGCACGTTTGACATTGGAGATACGAGTAGGTCGCAGGCATCTCTCGTCACTAGTGCCGGTTCTGGTGGCTCTATTTTCGTCAGAACCAGCAACTTCTATGCCATTGGGGCCGCTAATGTCCCGGCTCTTATCCGGGCAAGGAGCATACAAATCAATGCCACAAGCTCTACGTGGGCCTACACCGGGCTGGTGGACACGTATCCGGGAGGGGCGGTTAAGCCTACCTCCGGTATCTTCTTCTTTGCTGATGGCCAAACAGACGGCAACTGGCACGCTATAACACGATCCGGTGGTGCCGATCTCGTCAATACTGATACAGGGATTGTCTTCACTGGGGTGAACCTCTTGTCGATAGAGATCATGTCGACAACAGAAGTCAAGTTCTACATCGATGATGTTCTCAAGGCAACCCACTCGGTCACCCTACCTACGAGTAACTTGGGATTCACGCTGCGTCTGACGAATCAGGGTTCGGCTAACAGATCGTGGCTCGTTGATTGGGTCGGGTTCTGGGGCGCTAGGGGATAGATAGTGGCCGTCTGGCTGGTACCAATATCGGCAGCTCCTCCGACGGAGTCCACCACGATCATCGAGAAGGTGGATCAGCTTCTCGTGATCGACCCGGATAACCCTGGTGGATTTGTCTGGGTTGTTGTTAGGAATGACATTGTTCTTGACAACTATCTCCATCCCGGCCACGGAAGCGGTTATGTTGCAGTAATCACAGAGTCCGGATTACCAGCAACTGGATACACGTTTGATTACCTTACCGGACGGGTGACATTTACTGCTCAAAAGGGCACTGAGGACATCCTTCGCATTGTGGCCTATCGTCCTGCATTTTTGCCTGGTGGCGGTGTACCCCTAGTAGGCCACACTCTTGCTTCACACACAGACACAGGTGCTGGTGGGGGTCAGTTGGACGAGCTGGTAAGTGGAGGTGCAACTACCCTACACAGCCACCCTGGCGATCCTGGTAATGATCTTGATGCTATCCATGTTGACGTAGCGGGGGAGATTGCGGCTATTGCCGAGAAGGTGACGCCTGTCGCTGCGGACTTGGTTGTCGTCGAGGACTCAGCGGCGGGGAACGTCAAGAAGCGGGTGCAAGTCGGGAATCTTCCTGGCGGCGCCGGCGGCATCACCGAACTGTATACGAAGCAGTCTGTCCAGAATATCACGGCAGCTTCGGATACCATTACAGTTACGGATGGTTCGCCCTATCGTCTCCTCTCGGCCAATGCAGCCTATACTCTCACTTCCCAACCAACTATTGCTGCGGGGCGCGACGGCCAAGCAGCATTCCTTAAAAATGTAGGCTCATTCAATATCACCCTGCAGGATGTCAATGCTCTCGGCGGATCCCTACTTCGTCTGACAGCAAACACTCTGACTATCCAGCCAGGTGGGACGATGAAGCTGATTTACGATGCGACGATAGGGTTCTGGATCGAGCAGTACCTTCTCAATCCGCAGACTTTCACACCTTCGATTTCTGGTTATACAGTCGACGGTTTCTCGTCGGCTACACATGAGGTGGGCGGAGCGAGCGAGCTCGAGACCGCTCCCACACTACATGACCATGCATTAACTTATGTGGGAACACCATCAGCTTGCTCTATTGACATCAGTGGGGGAGAGGTAAGCGGAGCAGACTACCCTATCTCTCTTGTCACCCCATTTCTTGCGTATGCCGATTCTCCGAACTTCTATCGTGGTACGACAGTTGGCAGCACTAGGATCTTCACAGCAACTGCAACGGTGGCGGGGCAGGGAGGATTGCAACGAACAGTTACTATCACCTACAATCAGCGTCGTTACATGGGGCCCAATGCACAGGCAACGCTGCTATCCGTGGCGCAGGTTCGAGCCTTGGATGGGGCGGGTGGGGTTTCGGATCTTACTAATAGCAGATCCGGCAGCTTTGCAGTAACGATAGGTGCCGGCGAGTACTGCTGGTTTGCCTACCGTGAGGCAGTGACCGGTACCCTATACTTTGCCATCGCCTCTGAGATAGTAGCTTTCAATGATCTATCTACTCTTGCAGGATTCACCAACGATTTTAATGGTCCTGCAGGGGGTGAGACATTCCACGAGTGGCGTTCTGCCAATCAAAATCTAGGCGCTGTAACAGTAGTTACCCAGACGTCACAGCCTAACAATCGCATCTACATGGGACCGCACACAGGAGCGGACATCACCGATGCGCAGATACTGACTCTTGACGATACGGTGGATGGGGAGTCTGTTGTCTCATCGAGCGTGGCAAGGACATACACAGCCATCAAGATTGAGGCTGGGGAATACCTCTGGTTCTGCCATCCAGATCGCGTCCCAGACTTGGCGACTATCAAGGATGACGCGACTGGTTTTGGTATTGATGGAGCCTACCAGTCTGATATTGTGCATACTAACCAGTGGGGATACCAAGAGACCTATCGGCGCTGGCGCTCCACGAACACTGGCATCTTCCCATCGGGGACGAATATCACGGTAACGTAACATGCCTATCGACATCACTGGATCCTTCACTCCTTCTGCGGGAGCCAACGCCTTCAAGATTTACGATTTCATCGATATCGATGTCGGCACTCCCGTCTCCAAGACACTTGCCTCTGACGCATTCACACAGACGACGGTCTACCATGTTCTGCAGCCCCAGACTGGAACCGCAGACGATCTCGCGACAATTACGCCCATAGCCGCACCTTCGGCTCGTTCTATCATCCTGCTGCGTTGCGAAGATGCTGCCGACACGATCACGATCAAGCACAATGTCGGGAACATTCTAGTCTCGGGTGGCTCAGACTTTGTGCTGTCGGGCCAAGACGATTTCGCACTAGGCTTCTATGATGGTGTGCTATCGAAGTGGGTGATGATTGGTGGATCCGTTGGTGGCGCTGGCGGCACTCTTAATGACGCCTACGACTTTGGTGGCGTAGGAGCTGGTCGCGTCATCACCGTCGACAGCGGCTTACCGGTCACCCTTGAGGGTGTTACGGACTACGGCCTCCTCTGGTTCCAGCAGAGCGGCGATGCCGCTCCTCGCCTGTCGATCTACAGAGACGGCAAGCTGGAATGGGGGAGTGGTAGCGGAGCCGCCGATGTCGTGCTTCAGCGGGCTGCGGCCAACGTGCTGGCTCTTGCGGCAGACGACACGCTCCGTCTCAAGAACATCGACACGGCAGCAGGTGATCTGCTAGTCAGGCCAGCAACCGGCGTGATCGATCTCATACACGATGGCGGTGCGGCGAGCATGCGCGTCACTCGCTATCAGGACGGAACCGCTGGAGCCTGGTTTGAGGGCCTTCACGCCCGCGGGACTGAGGCCCTTCCGACTGCTGTCCTGTCTGGCGACGACCTTGTCGTTATCGAGGCGTCTGGTCATCATGGAGGTGCCTTCGTAACAGGTGGCCAGCTGGTCTTCGAGGCGGCCGAGAACTGGGCAGGGGCTGCTTGGGGAACCCAGATGCGGCTTCTCCTGGTGCCCATTGGAACCTTCAGCAACGGCACCCAAATCATCTGGTCTGTCGCCGGCGGCGTGATTACCGTCGCCCATGAGCGCGCGACGATCCTCTCGACAGTTGCAGGCGACTTAACGCTTGATCCGGCCGGTAACATCGACGTTCTGGCGAACACACTCCGAGTTGCCTCGCTCGACACGGCGGCGGGTGACCAGATAACCCGGCCGGCAACGGGAATTTTTAGTGTCATACGAGATGGCGGTGCGGCGGGGAGTTACGTCACACGCTACCAGGACTCGGTTAGTGGGGCGCAATTCGTGGGGCGCCACGCGAGGGGAAGCGAGGCCACTCCCACAGTCCTTCTGTCCGGCGACGATATCCTTGTTGTGGAGGCCGTAGGCTACAGGACTGGGGCCTTCGCGACAGGCGGGCAGCTGGTCTTTGAGGCATCGGAGAACTGGGGCGCGGTCTGGGGAACCCAGATGAAGCTCAGGATGGTTGCTACCGGTGGCTTCAGCCTCGCAGACCAGATTATCTGGTCTGTGGCCAGTGATATCCTCACTGTCGCTTATCAGCGGGAAACGATCCTGTCCACGGTTGCAGGCGACCTGCGTCTATCCCCGTTCGTCGACATCGATGCCGACGGCAACGCGATCGAGAATGTTCTGTATCAGGACTTCGACGAGGGCGCCGCTCCTGGGACTCCACCGGCAGGCCATGTGCGACTTTATGCGAAGACGGACGGCTCGATCGCCTCCAAGGACGATGCAGGCGCGGAGACAGTCCATGGCGCGGGCGGCGGCTCTGGTGATGTAGTTGGCCCCGCGAGCGCCACCGATATGGCCGTCGCGCTTTACGATGGTGTTACGGGCAGGCTCATCAAGAACTCGGTCGTCGTGTGTGACGCTTCCGGGAACATCACGGGTGTTCTAAGCATCACTGGTCCTGCCGGGGGGTCCACTATTACTGGCGGCACGGGGCCAGGCGATGACCTAATCCTCATCCCTACCAGCCACGCAACCAAAGGCGACCTGCTGGTAGATGACGTAGACATATTCAAGGTCGTCCATGAAGCGTCCGGTTCCGCCAAGTTCCAGGTGCAGAGGGCCGGGTTGGCGCAGCCATCCTTTACGATGCAGGCCGGAGCCACAGCTGGGGTTATGAAGTTCGGGTCTGGGGCCATTGCCCCGGATGCGGGAATACAGCACAACGGTGCGGGCAAGCTTCGTGCGGACGTGACGGAACTTCTGGTTTATCCGGGCATCGGCGCGGGCCTGGCGCTGGATTACGTCGTCGGCGGCGCCGGCACATTGAGGCTCACCCCTCACGCGGCCCAGACCGCCGATAGGGCTATCAGTTTCCCTGACGCCTCTGGCGAGGTGGCGTTGGATTCTGAACTACACGCCGAGGCCCACGCTGCATCCCACGCCGAGAACGCTGCCGATGAATTGGATGCTGCAAGCCTAGGCTCAGGCGCGAGCACAGACGGACAGGTTCTCACTTCTGACGGCTTGGGGGGCGCAGCTTGGGAGGCTGCGGGCGGTGGCGGCGGTTCCAGTGCTGTCGCCGCCACTCTGGTCGTGCCTGGTTACATGCCCTCTGTCGCTGCCAACGATCTCTCGTTGCATGTCCCCAACCCTGGCGGGGCTATCACCCTCACGAACTACGAGGCCAGGGGTAGGCTGACCGACAACGGCAGCATGACCCTGCGAATCACCAACATGGCCGAGCTGGACGGAGCCTGGCTCGACTCTGACGGCGATGGGCAGGTAAACACCGACAATACGACTGAGGCGGGGCTTCAGATCGGGACGGCGTTCAACCTGCTGGAGGACTCCACGGACTACTTCTGCTTCGGCTACGTCTCTGCGTTTGTCGGCCTCCAGTTCGACCTTAGCACCCTTGGCAGCTACGCCACTCCCACCTGGGAATACTGGAACGGGGCAGCCTGGGCTAGCCTGACCGTCACGGACGGGACATCAAACTTCTCCGTGGATGGGCAGGTGACCTGGACGCCACCCGGAGACTGGGCGGCAGTCGCGCTCACCAAGGATGCAGGCGGCTCGACCGCTAGTCTCTTCTGGGTGCGTGTCAAGATGGGCACGGTGACGACTGTAGCGACAGTCTACGAGATCAAGACGCTGGTCTGGCGAGAATCGTTCACGATAGCCGCCGACGCGCAATACGCCGCCGCCGCTCTGGGCTCGAACAGGGCATGGGTGCAGAGCGAGTATCTGACGCTGGACATCACGACGATCAACAACTCTGCAGCGATGGGTTGGGTGGTCGTAGCGAAAGGAACCTGGGACTGATGGCCGCTATTACGAGTCTGGAGATAGAAGGTAATGTCATCGTCCTGAGAGAGGCCCAACTTGGTGAGGTGCGAATTGACACTCAGGTCATCGCGACCAGTCTCCTGCGACCCTGGGACAGAGAGGAGGCGCGGCTGACCATCGCCTCCCAACTACCGGAGGAGGTGGGGCCGCTGCTCATCGTGGAGCTCGGCCCGTTCTTCCGGGGTGAGTTCATCGAACGTCCGCCCACTTTGCCCGCGCGGGCCTACCTGAACGGGCTCACCTCCAGCGGCAATCTGGGCAACAGGGCGAACGTTTACGCGAGCGGCTGCAACTTCTCGGGGGCCACTATCGGGAACCTCACTTACGTTGACCTGGTGGACACGAGCTGCGACGGGGCCGTGTTCACCGGCAAGCTGACGTTGGTGCAGGCCCACAACACCAGCTTTGCAGGCTGCACGCTCCCATCCGAGGTTCCGCCCGATCTGTATGGGATGGTTGAGGAGGCGTTCCGGCAGGGCTACCAGCGACTGCCGAACAACATCAAGACGAGAGTCCGGAACGCGATGCTGAAGACGCTCTCCTGGGTTGAGGGGATTGAGGACGGCAAGAGGTACTTCCACTCTTGGTATGACGTAAGCAAGAAGATGATTACCGAGTTCGGGTTTGCCGGCTTCGACGAGATGATGCGCCGCATCTTGGGGCCGTGGCCCAACCTGATAGAGCACTACGACGCCGTGCTGCTCCGGCTGAAGGCCGAGGGAGTTATCTAGGTGTCCTACGTCTCCCCGGCCAACATCTACTGGTTCACCGGCTTCGAGGCGGGGGCTGTTGGGCACGAATGGGCGACCGACACAGGGGGCACCTACCAGACCACTGAGGCCCTGATAGGGTCGGGAGCACGCCGGAAGAAACTCTCTGGCGCCACCTGTATCTCCAAAGACCCTGGCTTCAACCAGGACTGGAGCGTCATCCAGTTTATGGTTGACTTCGACACAGCGGGCAGCAGCGCGGACAAGCATATGTGCGGCAAGCTGGTCAAGGCAGGGATTTTTCAGCGCCGCTTGGGGTTCATCCGGGCCACCTTAAAACATACCTGGCATCTCTACGACGCCAGCAACAACTCCCTTGCTTCCGTGACCGTCCCCCGTGGGACTTTGCTGAACGACATCTGGTACATCATCTGGCAGTTCAAGGCCACGGCGCCTGAGTACCACGTCATCGACATCTTCCATATGGATTCAACCGGAGTGACCGGCACCGACGACAATAGCTACCTGGAGCGGACGCCCAAGGACCACGCCAGGCTGGTCTACACCTCCGCCAGCGACATCAGCACGATAGACCGCTTTGACGTAGAGGCGAACATCATCTCGGGCGGCAAGAGTCCGCCTGCTTGGGCGGGTATCATGGACGATGCAGTGGCCCTCGATGCGCCCGTGGCACGGCTGGGAGTGCTGTGCTCCCTGGCAAACGGGAACGTGGGGGCTCCCGATAACGATTGGGAGGACTCCGTTGCCGGCGGGTCAGACGATGGCGACTATGCTCAGTGGAACAACATCCCTGCCACTGACTCGACCTTCAACCAGAGCCCCGACACCGGCGGCACGGATCGCCAGATGTCAACGATGCAGGGCAGCGCTGAGATGGTCGACTGCTCAGCTAACCGAGGGGTCGGGAACATCACCAACCCTGGCAAGGCGCGGCTCATCGAGGGTGTGGCCTACGTCCTACGGCACGCAGACCAAGGCTCCATCACGGCGGATATCCTTCCCACCCTGCGAATCAGCGGTGAGACTGCTGTCGCTGGCTCGGCCGTGCCGGACTCTACCCCTCTCAAGAGCAACGACAACTTCTGGTGGCACAAGCAGACACCTGAGGCTATACCTACCCGCTGGACGCCGGAGAAGCTGGACAATCTGGAGGCGGGAGTGACAGCCAGTGGAGCGAGTGCGACCAACCGTAAGGTCTCAAACATCTACGCGATGGTGCTGTTCCAACAGCCTTACATAGCGGACTGCGGATTCTACTAAGCACAGGGCAACATGAACGGAGAATTGCCGTGAAGAAATTGAACAGCCTCACCAACCCCCTTCTTGGGTTGGACGGGCAACCACTGATGAACCAGGTGGGCACGCACCCCGACGGAACACCCATTCTTGTCCCTGAAACCATCGGGAAGACCCTGGCGAACGTGCTAGCTCGCGGTCAGTCTTCGGACGCTGTCCAGGCGATGATGATAGCGATGCGCGTCCACTCCGAGAAGTCGGTCGATTTGGAGGACGCTGATTTCGCGCTGGTCCGGGAAGCGGTGACGAAAGACACGATGCTGACGAACCTGGGGAGGGCTGCCCTCCTAACGGCGTTGGACGGAGCTCAGGCGAAAGGAGACCACAATGCTTGACGCAGCAGAACCAGCCCTTGTCAATGCTGTTCCCGAAATCGAACAGATGGAGAAGAACAAGTATTCACAAGCTTCTGTTTGAGCCATGTCTCTTGGCTTTCCCTATCCGCTCGCGGTGTTCTGGATGGGCTGGCTCTACTTGACATAGTATCTTATACTCATTGTGACGAAAGCTGGTTGGAGGTACGAGCAGATGCGTTATGAGTTCAAACCGCTAGCGGAACTGGGCTGGATCGTGGCGGTGGCAGTTGTGACAGAGGCTGCCCAGATGCTGAGTCAGAGCAGCGTTGATGATGTCTTGGCGGATCCAGAGGCTTGGCTGGTGACGGCCGGTGCCTCTTTGGCCCGGATTGCTCTTGCAGTCTTCCGTGGCAATGTTGGACGTCTGGTCGGCGCCTTCTTCGGGGCAAGAGAGGGCTAGGGTGAGGGGACGGTCGCCTGCGAATCATAGCTATCCGGAGGAGGTCAGGGCGAATAGGTGCTGAGTCGCCTAAGCTAACTGTCCACTGATAGCTACGGACTCTACGAAGACGACGACTACGTATTTCCTCTCGATCGTCCCATACAAGGAGCGCCCTTAGGACAGATAGCTGTACCGGATCGCAATGGTAACGGTGCCAAGAACTGGGAAATACCAATGGTGCCGATGGCGCCTCCGGCCTTTTGTCAAAAGCAGGGGTTCTCCACTACCAACTGTTTCGACTGTATCCGTAGCAACTGCTACTTCGAGCGCTTACCGGATAGGGAGCACGTCTGGACGAAGCCTACCAAGGACAATCTTAGGCAGAGAGGGCTGCTGCCACGCTTGCCACGACGTCGGGGGGGTCGTCAGGTAGTTGGTAGCCTCGCCTGATACCACCTACCAGTCTCTCCAGATAGGCAGCCAGCAACAGACTTTCAGCTCTCCCATGATCCTGTTTGCGAATTAGGATCCTAGCCGTGCCAGGAAAGAGCTGCTGAGCTCTTATTCTGGAAGCATCCTTGTCTCGTCCTACGCCCTGAATCATAGCTCTCTTCCACTGTGAGGGATCAACCAGGGTGTAGGGTATTCCTAAGCCCGCAAGTATGCCCTTCCAGATCCCGAATCCCTCTCCGAAGGAGAACACCGACTTCGATCCTTGCTTGGGCATGGAGTGTACAGCCTCCAAGATTGCGTGACAAGGACCGGCCGCATGTGGACGTAGGAGATCTGCCATTGCAGCTTCCAAGTAGACCCGACGGGTTGTCTTTCCCTTTGTCACTACAGCCACTGGGGTATCTGTGACAATCAGATCTGGCAGTATAGCTACTGCTCCGGCTAAGCCGACATCGATGCCTATGTATCGCACTCTGCCTCTTGGTTCGCTTGTGCCTCTCCGCGGTCTACGCTCCAGCCGCAGGACAGGCAGAAGAAGTAGGAACCGTGTTGATCTGCTTCTGTGATAATGTTTGATCCTCCGCAGTGCGCACAGCTCTCGGGACACTTGATTGGTAGATCAGTCCTGATTGGATACAGAGGTGTAGCTCTTGTCATTCCTACAGCTCCTCCATCATGATTCCTAGAACTGGGCGTCCCAGCGCGACCTCTTCTCGAATACATATGTGGCGACGTAATGCGATCTCCATGGGTTCGCGTCCGATCAGTGCTGCCAGTGCATCTAGGTCTATCCTTCCGTCAGTCAGAGGCGCTATGCGATTCATCAGATCGAAGATGTAGGCATCCCTGTGTGTGAACCTGCAGCTGGACCAGATCATCTTGTGTTCTGTATATACATAGATAGGCAAGCTGCGTAGGAGTTGGGCTGTGTTCGGTATCATTCTGGTATAAGGATGCACCAATCACGCGTTTGGTGTCAAAAATGAGAAGAGGCGGATCTTGTGCTGATCGATCCGCCCCCGAGAGAGGTGAGGGAAGACGGTTCGGGTGCCGACGTGGAGACGGTGCTACCCGTACCGATTCCGCTGCCTACTATAGCAGATGGTTCCGGCTATAGACAAGTACTCCTTAGGGATCTTTTCGTGCTATTGGCACGGCTTGTCCTACGCGGATCAGTGTCTCTACCTCTTCTGGCGAGATCATGGCAGAGAGATCGACCAGGTCGGTGTCAATGACAGCTTGGGGGGTGCGGCAGCGTGCGCAGGCCTTGACGTGGTAGACGTAGGGAGTTGGGTGCTGTCCCGGGCCCAGTGGAGTGTCATAGCCCCCCTTGCTTAGTAGCTGCAGCCCCCAGTCAAAGAAGAGGATGCTGCCGCAGCTATTCGCTACGCATGGGTAGACATTAAGTTCTGCAGGCCTGTCTGCCATCTGGCAATCGTCCTTTCTGCTATTCCTTGTAGGCCCTATTGAGACGAGCGGGGCCCAGAGGATCGTTCTTCATTCCCTTCATGATCTCGCTGTGTGGTGTGTAGGTATCTTGGTAGGCACCCTTGGAGTTGCGAAACTGCCGCTCTTCGCCGCAGAGCTTGCAACGGCCGGGGGAGAACTCCCCTCCTGTGGGACTTGCGATGACCCAGTGGTGTCGACAAAGCTCCGGGCTGTCTGTCATAGGCCACAACCGTCTACGCAGCCCTCGCGACAAGGGAGGCTGCGGCTCATACGATCAAGGTCCTCGCCGTCTGGGATGGGGAAGCCCATCAGTTCGCAGATCAGCTTGAGCTTGGGAGCTCCGTAGCTAGGATACAGAGTCTTCCTGACTTCAGCCAATATATCATCCTGCTCGAGTAGCCAGAGCCATGCTTCCATCTTTTCGATGCTACGGCCGGCGCTGAGTCCTCGGTGGTCACGTGCCTTCCCCCAAGCGAATTCCATGTACTCGCGCATGTCTCTTAGAGCTTTGGTCTTGTCGAGCGGATCAGGAACCCAATCGCTCATGTCCGCGCCTGCCTTCAGGAAGGGCCTGAGTTGCTCTATGCTCAGATAGGAAAGTAGGACCTCACCACGGAAGCCGAACATGTCATCGGCTTTGATGATCTCGTAGTACGCAGCGATCTCTTCGGTGGTTCTCATTGCAAGTTGTCGGTCGTGGGTCAGCAGCTTAGGGTGTCGCAACCAACCAATATCCAGCAGCTTTGCCACGACCAGAGCGGAATGGTAGCAGGCGTCCCTGTGAGATGTCAAGGTGGAAGCTTACATAATGAGAGGCAAAAGTCCGGTGTACGCGTACATGTACATATACATGTACATGTACAATGTCTGGCGCCCGCGAGGGCCTGGGAAGGCACGAGCAGGGGGCGCCTATACAGAAAGGCGCTGACCGGAGGTCAGCTCCTTCCTGCAATCGGGGGCCATCCCTGGGAAGGGAATGCCACTGGCGAATCTAGCACTCGTCTTGCTGTGTGTCAACTCTTGACGGCAAGAATTGTGGGAGATACTCTCCTTGTGTTGACTACTCCCACACACCGGAGTCAGTGTTTTGGAAAAGAGACCCGTGGATCTACCCTTGGACGAGCTGATTGCTATGGCCGACGACGTACTTGCTCGCAGCGGTCACGTTTGGCTGAAGTTCACCTGTCAGCACTGTGGTAGCCGACAGATGATTGATGAGCCGGACACTTTCTACATCTTCGCCTCGTGCGAAGAGTGCGGTCAGACCACATCATTAGGCGATGTTGGGGGTGGGCTGATGGTGATCCTACCGCTGTCCTAGTCGATTAGGAAGTAGGGCCTGCGGTAGAAGTGTCCCGGGTATGCCAAGCGCATTTGTCCGATATTCAGTAGCTCAGAGAATCGCTCCTGTTGCTCGGTACTGAGGTGCTGGAAGTAGAACTTCCCAACCTCTTCAAAGTCGATTGTCAGCTCCGAACCTTCTAGGAGGGGACGAGTCTCGATTGGCCGGCCGAGATAGGCTTTGTAGTTCTTGTCCGTCGGAACGACAGTCCAGTTCTGCGCCACGAAGCTTAGGAACTGCTCTGGGTGTAGGCTGCCACAGAAGGAGCAGCTGAGAAATGCAGGATCATTGGTGTACTTGACGAAGCTGGTGCCAAGCCTCCAGCTATCGAGGTTCTCGGTTCTCTCCCAAGGCCCTGGTTCACTGATGCGTCGTGGGCAGGTTTGCTTTTGCAAATGCTTCTTTCCTCTGAATGGGTTGTCTAGGTCTGCAGGTCTCTAATCTCTGCCTGCATCTTACTGATGATGTCCAGCAGCTTCTTCGACCCAACAATGCCCTTGTCCAAGCCGAGTAGCCCCTCTCGTGCTATCCGCCCGATCGCCTGTGCGATTGCAGCATCTGTTGTAGTCCTCCTGATGACTGCTTCTACCTCTGCTGTTGTCAAGGCTGCCTCCTGTCCTAGATAGATGGCTGGATCCACTGCATAGAATCCCGCGGCTGGTTTCCAGACGATGCTGTCGTCTCGTATTATCTTGTTGGTCCAAAGATCAAAGTGCAGGTGCGGTCCTAGAGAGTTGCCAGTGGAGCCCACGTATCCGATGATCTGTCCTTGACTGACCGAAGACCCGATGGTGACTTTGGCAGGTCCCGTCATATGCCGGTAGCAGCAGCGGATGATGATCCCGTCTCCGATAGCAGAGTCGATATAGACCTTGTAGCCGCTCTCGGAGTCGTAGCTCCGGACAGCTACTTTGCCCGCCAAGGAGGACTTGATTGGTGTCCACCAAGGAACGGCTATGTCTACAGCGTAGTGCCTACCGAGATAGTAGAAGCTGGCAGCGTACCAGAAGCCTCGGAGGACGTTAGCTAAGCTACCACAGGGCCAAATGAACTTCATGGCTTCACTCCATCCTTTACGGAGTCAGACACGACTGCGTAGCCAGTCTCTTGTGGGTTAGGTAGCTGTGATCCGTGCTTCTTTGTGGTCCACCCCGAGCCACGGAATATCGCAGCAGGCAGACTGAATTGGCGCCTGGCAACCTCTCTGCAGTTATCGCCCCTGCAGGGATGTTCTGGCTCCGCATCGAATCCTTGGGTCAGGTCGTAGGTGTGCCCTTGGGGGCAGGCGTATTCGTAGATTGGCATTCAGGCCCTCGTGGTAGTCTGCAGTTCGCGCAGCAGGAGGCTCTGGATAGCTTCCGAGCGCAGACGTGCAACCAATGCGATTATCTCCTCTAGGTCTAGCTTACTACCATGCTTTTCCAGCTGTCGAATTAGGTTACGTCTAGTCTCTTCTGCCGCGCCGATAGCTGTGGCAAGGGCCGCTCTGCTACTAGAGCTAAGTATGGTATGCAAGGGAAGCACTGCCTCGTTCAGTGCTAGGCCTCGGTCGGCGGCTACGGTTCGGATATCAAATAGGGGATCCCCCTCGAAGGCGATGTAACCAATGCCTTCTGGGGTGCTGAGACGTAGGTGTGGGACGTCAGTCTTCTTGCTCTGCTTCTTTGCCATGGCTTCTTGATTGAAACAGGAGCTCTCCGTCTTCTTGGATGCCTATGGCCAAGGTTCCCCTAATGACTCCGGTTAGCAGCAGTGCTCTGCTTCTGGTCTCTTCTGCCCAACGTACTGCAGCGATCGCTCTCTCCACCGGGACGTTGCCGCTGCCCAGTAGCACTGCCCTGTATATCGCTGTGACCTCTTCGAGGCTGAGGAGCTTGATCTCTCTCTCTTCACTCACCTGCACGTACTAACCTGCTCTCACGAGGATGAATCTGTTGTCGTTCAAGTAGCGCTCCAGAATTGGCAGCACGTCCTCTTCTTTGAGCCGGCCGTTGCCGCAACCAACCAGCGGCACAGCTATTTCACCAGCGAGGTGGAAAATGCGGGCCAGTTTGGCTAGCTGCTGTGTGCTCTTCTCAATCACCTCTAGGGAGGCCTCAGAGCGCCAGGAGAGCCAGGGGGCGTCCTCGTTAAGGGGTTTGACCGGGAAGAGGATCAAGTCCTCGTAGAGGTGGATCCTAGGGCCGCTGGTCATCTTCTGGCAGGCACCACCGTACCATTCAGCAAGACCGGGGTATCTCCCCTCGGCCTGTTTGGCCAAGCCGCGGCCCATCACGTTGGCTCCGTCTTTGCGCCATCCCACATTTGTTGGGATCACTTTGAGGTGTTCTGCCAGAGACCAGATGTCGGCGACGATCTGTCGCAACTTCCCCTCCCTGAGTGGTTTGTGGTTGGGACTATACCAAAGAGCAGGCTGTCGCTGTCAAGGCCTTATTGTCACGTGGAGGCAGTCTCTTCTTCAATGACTGCTATCTCTCTGAGGGTAGCTATCGCTGCGTCGAGAGAAGTCAGGAGAGGGATGCCATAGCGAACACAGACGATCTCCACGTTACCCCTGCGCCAGAATCCTTCAGGACAACAGACGACCAAGTGCTTGCTTCGGTGTGCGTGGAGACCGAGCTCGAGTAATGAGATGGGAGACATTGTTCTCGGGGAGAGATAGAGGAGGATATAGCTGCAAGCCTCCAAGTACTTCAACTCCCACTCTACCTGCTCACGGAACTGTGGGTTGTTGATGGATTGCTCCCACGAAGAGTCCCAGTCATCCCTGCGAGGATTGAGCACGTGGAAGCCTGCTTTCTCTAAGACGCGGCCGCACTCTGCCTGCCAATCCTCAGCGGCGCCCATCTCGATGCTGCCGGCCAAGAATACTGATGTTGACTCGAACTGATCCAGTTCTTGGGGTGCCTTGGTGATTGTCATGGCCGCTCTCCTTCTAGCAAACGCTCGAATGCCTCAACGTTGCCCATTGCGTCGTTGACTGGGTTATGGTCGTGTGGGGTTACCCTAAGTGACTTCCACTCCTGCGTCTTGTAGAAGTCTCCGACCAGCCCAGCATAGAAGTCGGAGATGCGACGAGCGGAGTGTCCAAAAGGGTTGTAGCCAAGATGCTTGTGGAAAGCGTAATTGATTCCCTGCCAATCATACGCAGGATTGTCGGAGACGAATATCGGTCGTCCGGGGAATTGCTGCAACCAGTCAACAAAAGCCTTGAAGGTGTCATGACTATCATTTTCACCATAGAAGGTCTTCCGTGTTTTGAATTCAACAGCACCGAACTCTCGCATCCGTCCTGCTAAGACATCGATGCCTTCGCAATCTACAAAAATGAGACTTATCACTTCCCTGCGACCCTCCTACTCCGGATGTGCTTGGCCCGGCAAGTTCTACACTGCCTGAATCCCTTGGGGGTACGATAGGTGTTTCTAGGTGAATATGGATGGCCGCTTGGGCAAGAGGTCTTGGCAGCGTGTGCTGCCGTGATAGTCTTTCCCCGCAAGAGGTTAATTCTGCAGGTTACTGCCTCAAGGTGTTGGGGGCGAACACAAGCACGATTGCGGCAGAGATGATCTAGTTGGTGTCCAGCCGGAATCGGCCCGTAAACTTGCTCATAGGACCACCGATGCCCTAGGACAGGCCGACCGTTGATGTTGATTTCGGCGTACCCCGCTCCGGTGATGGCACCTAGCCAAAGCCAACAGTCACCTGACTTGTCCACCTTCTCCCAGAATCGTTCTTCAACCGAGCGGCCGGGGGCAGGACCGTGCCCTTCGCAGTCTACGAAGATCAGCGTCATGAGAAGGTGTCCGGTGTCGCCGGTGGTGGCTCGGGTGGCGCCTCCTTGTGTGGCCTCTTGCCTTGCTCTGTTGTAAAGCCAGCAGCAGCTGAATGTCCTCCGCCACCAAATTGCTTGGCTACCTCGCTGACATCGAAGCCGCCTTTGGAGCGCAGTCCCCACTGTTGCTTGCCGTCTGCCCTATCGAAGTAGTAAGCAGCAAAGGGTGCCTCTTGGTACATCTCGCAGAGCTTCTCCCCGACCTCGCTGAAGAAGAGAGTAGCGTTGGCCACCGGCACTCGGTAGCCACCGAGCTCCATCCAAACAGCTTGCTCGCACATCTGCTCCACGCAGCGCGACTGGAAGCGGAGGATCGCCTTCCCTTCGCTGACGACCTTCTGCAGCTCCAACTCCAGCTGGAGATTAGCATGGTTCCACTGCTCGAAGTCCATCGGCCATGACCGCATCCAAGCCGCAATCTCTCGGCTGAATGGTAGACGAAATTGCCAGAGATCCCTGTCTTGGACATACATGATCAGCGGCGCGGGGGAATCGTCTGGACAGAAGTGTTCCCACGCCAGCATCGCCCCGCTCTTCTCCATATCGAAGGTGCAGTAGTCCAGCCCGGCGAGATCAGTCTCCGCAGTCCTATGGTGATCTTTGACTAGCAGGGAGGCGCAGCGGTCGTGCAGATCCTCCAACACTACCCGAGGGTAGGAGAAGTCAACGATGACGACGTCCTGCCCGTCAAGGCTAGCTGGTGGTGGGTTTCCGTAGAGAACCGGTATGTACTCGGCAGTGTCTCCCAGCTTCAGCCAAGCAGCCCAAGCGGCACCGAAGCCATCGAAACAGTGTGCGTGGTAGAGGATCTTCATGTCTACTCCAAGAGATATGCGAGCTCGCTTGGGATCTCTGACCCCAGTTCCTTCGCCGCGGCCAAGGTTTCCTTTAGGGCATCCTCAATGTTTGCAAGAGCCTCTTCGAAGGTCTCTCCCTGCGACACGCAGGATGGATAGAGGGGAACGCTAGCGACGTAGCCACCCTCCTCGGCCCGCTCGAATTCATACTCGATACCAGCTTGGATCACCCTTAACTTCTTTGTCATATCTTCAGTCTCCTCTCTTGCTCAGCTTGGACCTCTTGGAGCTTCTTCTAGTGTTCATTCTCCTTGTCTCCTATTAGCTTTACCTCTGCTGCACCCTTCACGCAGGTGGGACGATCGTTGCAGTAGCGGACGTTCTGGGTTGCCACCACACCATTTGGGAACTCTACTGGTGTAGAGAGTACAGAGATCTGTGCATCTGGGCGCTCCTCTCTGCAGACGTGGCAGGTCCAAGTCAGGGTTTGTGGATCGAAGACCATTAGCGGCGTCCTTTCGCTCCTGCTCCTCGTCTCATATCTCGCCTCTCTTCTCTCTGCTCTATGTTCTTTGTTCTCTCCGAGTCGTCTAGCTGCTTGAGCTGCCGGCCACGTCCTACTCTTCGCGCCTTGACTTCGTTCAGGAAGTCACCGAGATCCATGGCGGCCAACTGAAGAACGAGCTCTCCCTTCTTAGTGATCGTGTAGCTGATCTTCTTGTCACCTTGTCTCCAGTCCACACCCGGGTGGTGGGCGATTAGGCCCTCGGCAAGCAGTGTTTTGACTGTGCTTACGAAGCGACTATGGTCTATCCTGTCAAATAGCCGGTTGTTGGTTGTCGACTCTCGTATTGCAACCAGCACCTGGAGGTGCCGACCGGATAGAGAGATCTGGAAGAGGATCACTGCTGCCCTACTTCCCAGTGATCAGTCTGGGCGCTTCTTCACCGGCCACCTGTCCATCTCATCTGCAAATGCTCGGATCTCGCTGACAGTGTCCTCGTCATAGCCCTCGAATGCTAGCCGGGACGCGTAGTGGCGCACGATGTCCGCGGCGAACATGTCTTGGGCCCTGAGGAGGAAGACAGGTTCTCCTTCTGGGATCAGCTTCTCCGAGGTCAGGATGCGGCCGTACTTCATGGCGTCGTTGACCATCTCACTCCTTCTCCTTCCTGGGTGGTTCGTCCTTCTCTTTGCCGGTTGCCACTGTGTTTGCTGCGTCGGCAAGTCCTTGTAAGACTCTGTACGGTGCCAGTACGGTTTCCTTAACGATCTTGCGCAGGATGTTCATGCTTATATCTAACCTCTCTTGTAGCTGGCGACCTTCCTGATCGAAGCCACCCTCTCCTTCCCCATTCCATATACCTTTAGCAGCTTCTTCCCTCCGTTCTCAAATACGTCCTGCAGGACCTCCCATGTTGACATCTCATTGAGTATGGTGCCGGCTATCTCCTCTCCGATCTTTGGGAACATCAGGGCCCGTAGTGCTGCCAGCTCGGTGTCATCCATGGAGAAGAGCGGCCGGCGAGTGTCCACCGACCACGTTGCCTTGTGGTCCTGCTTCTCGAAGTAGTGGACATAGCTCGCTACTCTATGCATGAGCAGTTGATTGTCAGGGACAGAGTCGACCAGAAGCCCGGGCAGATCCTGCGGCAGAGAGAGATGCAGCCAGTTCATGAAGCCATCGTAGAGAACCCGGTGCTGATCCCAACCGTACGTGTCGCAGAATCCGTCCTTGGTTACTGATAGCTTCCCACCAAAGCAGAAGATCGGTATGTCGTAGCTGTCGTAGAGCCCGCGTAGCTGACGTTGGAGCTCCTTTGTCTTGAAGCGAGCCAGCATCTCCGGAACCTTCTTCACCTCCACTCCTACAGTGAAGCCGTGCGTCCTTGATTGCCAACAGTAATCCCCAAAGTCGAGCTCCGGGTAGGCCTGTGCTTGCTCGTAGAGGACTTCGAAGCCTCTTGCCTCAAGCTCCGCAATGCGCTCCGGGGGTTCTCGCCAATCAGCTACGACTGTTGGTAGCTTACTGTCGGCCGCAGTAGGGCCATGGTCCCCAGCTCGTTCCGCCCCGGGAGAGTAGGTAAGCAGCCCTCGCGTTCTCCCTGTCATCGTACAGGTTCGTGTTGGCTGGCAGGGAGTGACCCAAGTGTCCTGTCCAGATTTGGAACAGACCGACGAACTTGCGTCCTTCGTGATACGCCGAGGGATTCTGACCGAAGGTGGACTCGCACTCTGCTACTCGCTTCGCTTTGTCAGCTGTGGCGCCGAAGACTTCTTCGATGATTGCGGCGACGACTGCACGGCTGTTCCTGTCTCCAATAGTAGGCTTGGATCCCGCAGGCTCGTACTCGTTGTAGCCAGCCACAGCTTCCGCTGTAAGTGGATTGGGAGCAGGCGTAGGAGTTGGTGTGGGAGTAGGTGTCTGGCGAGGCGGACGAGGACGGAGGCTTTCTGCCAGCTGACGTCGGAGCGACAGGTCCGGCAGAAACTCCAAGTCCAGAGAGGCAGGTACCAGACTCTCTTGGACGACTGTGGATGGCTGCAGCTCATGTTGTTCCTCACTATGAAGACCACTGCCCAGCAAGCCTCCTAGAAGGCTGGCTAGAATGATGAACAGGTGTGAAGCTAGTTTCCTAGCTGTTCTGTTCCTAATGGTCTAGGGGACCTGAGGTTCAGGCGTCTAGGCCGATGTCTCTGCTGAGGATTCCCTTGCCAAGGGGAATCAGGCCTGCCTCAGGCTCCTTCTCTGTATCAAGATTTGATCCATCCTTTCGCAGGGCTTCAACGTCGTCGGCATTATAACAGACTTATCCTTATTGGCTAGGTGAGCTACACGGCGAAGCCCGTAAAGGCCGAGGGTGCGGCGACTTTTGGTACTGTACCGTGTAGCTCACTTAGACAACAAAGGTGCCAGCTGCTCTTTCAACTCGCGAATGGTGTCCTCCAGTGAATCTACTCTTCGGTTGATGGCTTCCAGTGCGCTGTCGGCATCGCTTGGGTTGTCTCGGCGGTGTGTAGGGAGCTGAGGGGGCAGGGAATGTCCGGGGTGTGATTCTTTCTTCCCTTGGCGCTCAGCCATCATCCTATCCTATCCACGAGATCATCAAAGGTGGCGTTGATCATCTCTTCGCCCGTCAGTTCAGCATTAAGGCCGCAGTCTTCAATCCTGAGCGTGTAGGTAGGAAGTCCGGCTTTGGGCTGCTTCTTGGCCTGCAATCGGATGACCACATCGGCCGCCCTACTAACCAGCTTGTCCCCCTGTGCCTTCTGCCCTGTTATCTGTCCCTCGGCACCGTAGAGATCCGTGTCGTGGTGGATGAAGATGACATTACGTCCGGAGTCGCGGGCAGAGGATAGCAGGCGCCTGAAGAAGTCGTTGCGCATCGTGTACTGTATCCAAGGTTGATTGGCAGGTGCTTTCTTTTGAAGTACATGGCCGGCGATGTTGAACACCAAAGTTCCAGTGTCGATCACCGCAGTTCCGCCCGGAGGTAGGCCGTACTTCTCTACTAAGGTGTTATCCACCATCTCGAACCAATCTGTCTCGAACTGGTCGAGGATCTCCCTAGCGTTTTCGATGTCCTCTGCCTTCAGACCTCCCTTGTTGTCTTTTGACTTGATCCGGCCGACATAGTCGGTCACGACAATCAAGCCACCAGCATGCCGCTCAGCAAATGAAGGGACGATGGGAATACTATCGCTGGAGGCCAGCATGCTCTTCTCGACTCTATCGTAGCCGCGGTCGAAGTTGTAGAGATAGACCGGGGTGGGAGCTGTCATGCCCCAGCGCGTCTTGCCGGAGTTGTGTACCAAAATGTTGTTGGCGATGAAGGAGTGGCCCTCGGGAACACTGAGGTCGTATGTGGGTTGTCTTAGAGTCTCCTCGCGCTTGGAGATAATGGGATCCCAAAGGATGTCTCCCATCCCCTCTCTGTGGAGGCCAGAGGGTCTCTTTATCCTACTGGTATATGTTTTTAGATTTGTTACAAGCTCGTTTAGCCTCCTGTTCTTCTCTCCTAGTAGACCTATCTCCTCGGCAAAGATCTGGATTGCTTGCCGGTTGGTGGTTATCACTGTCCAGTATTGTTGCGGTCTGCCCATCACCCTTCTCGGGTAGAGTCTGGTAGCAATTCCGTAACGGAGCAGGAGGTGTTGGACATCTAGTGCTAACCTCTTAGAGGCCGAAGAGTAGCCCAACTCCAAGCTGGTTACACGACCATCGTCCTCGTTACGGAAAGAGATCCACCCATCGCAGGTTATGAGTCGATTAAGGAACAGTGAGAGCAGCTTCTTGCTCAGTCTGAATATCGATGGCGAGACGTACTTCTCCGGAGAGCGGTGGTGCAAGATCTGCTCGTGCTTTAGCCAGTCTTGTAGGGGGTTCGGCCTTCCGCGAGCCACGGTAGCGGCCAAGGTAACAGTCTTCCCTCTTCTGGCTCTCAACACAGCTCTTCTACCTTGAAGTTCCTCCGCTGCGGTACTGAACCTATCCAACACAATTGGATCTGCGTTTGTGAAAGCCAGATGGGGCATATATCCATCACCGAGCAGGAAGGCAACCAGCTCGACCAGAGGTTCGGGCAGTTCATCTGTACCAAAGAATGGGATGGTAGCAGCAACAGCGATCTTGTCGCCTACCCGTAGCTCTCGCAGCTCCTGCCAGCCTCGACTTTTCTCGAGAACAGGGTGATTAGCTGTGGCTGTCAATTCGTGACCGAGCTGGGTACGGATAGTGTAGACCTGCTTTAGACCGTTGGTGTAGATGTGTTCAGCGTCTGTAGCTTGCAGCTTGACAGTGTCCAAAGATGCTACGACCGGAGGCGCTAGCAGATCGCTTACCGGCCTGTAGGCTCCTGTATGGGCATCCAGTATTCGGGTACTCGGAGCTAAGCACTTCTCTCTACCCCAAACTTCGATGATGTAGTAGGGGCTTCTTTCGCGCTGATTGACCGGCTTGAATGGCATTCCCTCTCTCCTCTTTGCTTACTTCTCTCTCAACCGGTTACGTGCTCGGCGCTTGGCTCCCCTTCGAGTCCTGCTATCCAGCGATCCAGCCATGCGGAGACGACTGAGCGCAGCTCCTCGGCGTCTGCACACAGATACATGTCGTCTTGATACGTGCTGACACTACTCTGTTGCAGGACAGCGTAGCCGTCCTCCAGTTCCTTGATATCGAATGTGAGCTGCGGTCGTCTCATTCTTCTATTCCCTCCAAGGCACCTGCTCTGTATTTGCAATCAATGAAGTGTCCATCGTACATGCACCGTCTTCCCGGTGAGGGAGGAAAAGCAGAGGCAGCATGTGCAACAGCCTCTGGGTCATCACGCCAGAGGGCAATGTCTCCCATCTCGGCGTACAGCTGCTTTAGGGAGCGATCGATGTCTCTGGCGGTGTGCTGCACGTAGGCAAGGAACCAATCGATGTCCTGCTGGGTTCTTGTAGTGGTATGTGCCTTGATTGACACTCCCCTGTCCCCACGAATGAGCTCGATGAATTGCAGGAGTGTTGGTTCTCCTCTGAGTGCTGCGTACGTAGTCGGTTGCAGATCGAAGTCCATGCCGTCCCAAGAGGACGACCGCTTACGGACCTTCCAGTCCACTACTACTCCGGTCTCGTCCTCGAGATCCAAGATACCCACTAGCTTCTGTACGTACTCTCCAGGTAGTGCTAGCTCTACCCGTCGCTGTACTGCTTCTGGCTGGATCATAGCTGCGGAGCGGAGGGGAACGAAGTCTGCCTCATCCTCAGAAGCCCACTCCTTTTCGAAGTAAGCTAGGATAAGCTGATCTCCTTGCTTGACCATTGTCTCCTTCTCTTCACCGCGCCAGAAGGGGCTCAGGGTGGCAAGCAGCGATCTTGGTTGGCCAGCGTCCTCTGGTATGTCATGGTCGAACGCCTCGTGGAAGATGGCAGTGACTACCTCTGGGGCCAGGTACTGACCAGTCTCTTGCCTGTGGCGGCTGCTCTCACTCAGAGCCTCGTCTATCGCTCTACCAAGAATCATCACCGCTGTAGGCTTAGACTCTCGGCCAAGTACGTAGTGTCCGAACCAACTATGCTTACACTCGGCGTAGAGCTGAAGACTGCTATATGAGAGATGCGTCAGTTCTTCCATGGGGTGTCGCCCCCCTGAGGTAGGGAGGGGGACGACGGAGCACACCGCCACACCGTGTCAAGCGCAAACCGAATCGTGCTCTCGTCGCCCCCCACGAGAGCTAGCCGACCTTCTTGTACTCCTTGCCCTCGATGGACAGTAGCCTCTGGTCGATAAGCGAGGTCAAGAGAGACCGGTTGGCCACTCTTGTCTTCAATGGGGCGAACTGCGCATCCTCGGTGACCGCGGTGATGATCTGGCCGTAGCTCTTGCCATCACAGAGGTCGACGAGTGAGGCGATCAGATCCGGGTCGTCTGCGGCCGGTCCTGAGCCGTTGTCTGCACCACCGACAATGCTCTTGACGATAAAGTACACGATGGTGCGCTTCTCGCGATTCTCGTTGTCGGTCTTGCAGTCGCCGCAGTTGTTCTGCCAGCGCTCGTGCTGGCTGCAGGCGATGCGCTTCGGCAGCATCTGGTCTTCGAACTTCTTGCCGGCAATGATCTTCTTGCCGATCAGATCCCCGGCGTCGGTGAGCTTGATGCCGGCATCGCGGAGGGAGTTGACGAAGATTCCCCACTTGCTGTTCGTGCGGTTCGAGAGCTTGATCTCGAACTTGACCTCGTCGCCTTCGTCTGGCTCCAAGGTTAGCAGCAGGGACTTGTCGCCCCATGTGCCGATGCCGATCTCCGCGTTGGTAATGAGGTACGCGGCATCCTCTTCGATGGAATCCTCCGGGCGTGTGAAGCCTTCCTCCAGCTCGTCGGGATTCCAGATGGGATCGTCAGCCATTTTCTCTTCCTTCTCCTTACAGACTCAAAGCAATTGATGCGCGGGTTGTCGGGTTCTGGCTGGTCGATGTGTTTCTGCTAGGCACCTCCAGTCCAGCGCTGGCTGACCTCGCCCAACGCCTTGCGGATCTGGTCCTCGGAGCTGCCCTCCGGTCCGGCCTCTTCGCCCAGATACTTCAGATCTTGGTCAAGGTCCCACTGTGCGATCAGGAAGTGCTGGTCTCTCTGGCCCAAGATCACGTGCCCGGTCACGATCGGGTCGACTGCTCGCCGGAAAGTGTCTGGTCTAGGGTCGTGGACGATGATCAGGCCTGCACCGAAGATTGGCAGGGCGATGTCGATCTTCACTCGGACATGTTCTGGGATGGAGCCTGTGTACTGCGCCAGTGGACCATTGAACCAAGTAGGCGGGGGGGTGAATGGGTCGAAGCCGGCATCGAGGGCCTGAGCAACAATGCACAGGGATCGTAGTTCTGCTCCCCGCTCGACTCCGATCTGACGAGAACGCATCCACTCCTTCGTCTCCAGTAGGTCATTGTGCAGGGATACGTAGCTGCGGATCAGGTCAGCAGTGTCACCTTCTCGGATCAGCTCTTGGATCTCTAAGCGCCCGGTATCGAGGATAGCAATGGTCATCTTCCTCACCTCCCTCCTCTCTCAAAAGATGGAGCCGCCAAGCAGTTATACACCCGCTGAAAACTCTTTGGCAAGTCCCTTGGCGTGCTATTTTTCAACATCCTCTTGGTTATTGTCTAGTGCCTCTGCGAAGAGCTCACTCAGGTCTTCTATGACCTTAGCTACCGGCTCCATGATCTTGCAGAGCTCGTTCATGACTTCGTTCATCTTTCGGGCCATTGCTGTCATCTGGGGAGCAAGCGCCGCCAGGTCTGGTGCCCAATCCGCGTAGGGAGGCTGTATCTCTGGGTCCCGATCCAGCCTTGCAGCCAAGACCTGCCCATCGTAGGTGTCGCCAAGCTTTGTACCATCCGGAGGCACGTATGTCAGGTCAGCCCGATCCGGACCCGGTATGTGCTCGCACTCCCAGCTTGCCCCGCAGACATCGCAGAGTTCGTCTTGCATCAGAAACTCGTGAGAGGCTCTGAGTGCTGCGGCCAGAGGGGGGCATAGTTCTGCGTGGTGCTCCACTCTACTTTGTTCCTAGGCATCGGTTCTCGTTGATCCTGCGGGCTCTGGTGGTGTCATAGGATCCTGTCACGTATCCACTTGGGGAAGTGGGAAGGATACCGAGCCATCTGCCGCCTTATTTGTCCATCGAGCACGTAGGCCATCGCATGATCAGTCTCCGATCTCATGCCTCTACCACAGATCTGGATGAAGGTGGAGTTAGCATCATACGAATAGGCCTCGGGGTCTTCCGCTTGTCTGAGTCTAGTAAGTGGGTCGCTCATGTCGGGGAATGGCCACTTACAGATGATCTGGTATCGGCAGATGTCATCGTCTCCGCTGAAGCCCATGCCCATCGAAGGTGACACGAGCACCGGTGGTCCTTCCATTCTACGGAAGCGGTCGATCACGGCGCCCCTGGTTCTTGTGTCGTGCGTCACCATCTCGTGTCCGAACTGGCTGTGCTCGAGTAGATAGTCCCTGATCCTGTAGGTCGCAGTATGTATAATGCCGCGGTCCGGCAAGTGGTCGTTGAGCAACGAGTCCACGGCCTTCACAAGTGCTGGCAGCTTCTCCTGCAGGTTCATCCTGTTCAGAGCTGCTACCGGCCTGATGATGATAGGAGCACGGGTAGGGTCGAAGGTTGATGGTACCTCTATGAACTCGTAGCTTCCCTCCTCCAGACCGAGACGCTTTGCTGTCTTGGGGGAGGGCAGCAGTGTGGCGGACATTACCACTACCTTGCCCTTTGAGCGGCCGAACAGTACTGATGTGTGCGCTGAGGCCCAGACTGGTACCATCTCTAAGTTCCCGTTCTTGAGTGTCTGGATGAACCACTGGCCGGACTCGGGAGCAGCTCTGATCTTGCCCAGTGTGCGCGTGATGCGGTCGAGCTCCCGTATGTTGTGCAGCATGCGTTCCTGCTCATCGTCCAAGCCATCAGCCCTGCCTGGTCCCATCTGCCCCAGCTCTTCTGCTAGCCGGCGCCGTGCGTTGAGCACCATGGGCAGTATCTCACCTGCCCAGTCGGCATAGGCCTTCTCGTCAAGTAGCAAGGGCAGGGCGATCTTCCAGCGCTCGCAGAGCTTGGCCGAGAGGAGGATCTTCGTGCTGCTGATGACAGCGTCTTCCAGCTCGTGTCCTTCGTCAGCAATGAGATTGTCTGGCGGCAGGAACAGGTTAGCTTCCTGGGAGCCGGCCAGCCACATGGCGTAGGAGAACACGATCTCCTTCGCGGTTCTCGTCTTGCGCATCTGTACGAAGTAAGGGCAGACGTCTTGTTTGAAGCACTTCCATCCAGTCTGGCAGATGGCCTCAGACACCGTGTGCTCCTCTTGGTTGGGAAGGATGCAGTTGAAGTTGTCCTTGCCCTTCACAATTGTCAGCTCGGGAAACAGATCGTGGTATTGCTGCTGCAGTGAGATCGTTCGTGTCAGGATGTGCCCTTGGCCTGTACCAGCTAGGGCTCTGATGGCGCCCAAGGCAATGCCACTGTTGTGGGTGACCGTGAAGTCGCCTAAGAGATAGCGTCCGTCATCATCGACCTCTAAGCCGTAGTAAGATCCTCTATCCTTTTGAGCCACTCTGAATCCCGTTCTGAGTACGTCCTTCTTCTGCCGACGTGGGCTGGCCTTCTTTCTCTCCACACGGCAAGAAATGGTGCTGAGGTTGCCGGAAATGCTGACTCGCCAGTAACTGCCGGTGAAGGCATTCTGGCAGGATTTTCGACAAGGGAGGATGTAGGCAGCAAGGCCAAGACTACGGGCTAGGAAGGCGACGTCCTCTGCTAGCTGTTGGGATGCGGAAATGTAATCGTAGCAGCCATTAGCCAAGTGTCCGTCGGTGTCGAGCAGCCCAGCTAGTAGCTGTAAACGGGCATGTCGGGACGAGGTTTTGTAGGCATGGGGTATGTACTTCGCCTTACTTGATACTGCGAGACCCAGTTTGCGGATGGTTTGTAGCAGAGGGTTGGCCCGTCCTCCCGTGCGTCCGCTGCTGAAGTGCATGTGGAGGGCCCCTTGTCGCCATCCCCTTCGCAGGATCAGTCCCCACGTCTGTGCCTGTCTCTCTGCCTCGCTTACGATCTCCGGGTCGGGATTGGTCAAGTAGATGCCCTTGTGGAGGGAACCATCGCCCAGCAGCAGGCCGAGAAAGTAGGGGTCGACTGGCAGCTTCCTAGTTTGGTGGGGGAAGGAGACCCCTGTGCGAAACAGCTTGAAGATATGCTTTCTATAGCGAGGCCACTCAGACCACTTGTAGAGTGGGACATCAACAGTTAGGCCTGCCACATCAGACGGCCAACGGTTGCCGGTCTTGGTTTTGACCAGGGTTAGGACGTGGTTACTGTTGACAATCCAAGGCTGTCCCTTCACCGGTTGGATCTCGTACAGCTCGCCGCGGCCCTCACTGGTAGACAGAACTCTTCTAGGCTTGCTATCCGGACCCATTAGGCGGTCGCCAGCTTTGATCTCTTCAACAGGCCTGATCTGACCGCTATGCAACAGGACCGGAGTTCCCCTCCCCAAGCATTTCCCGGATCCTGTTGGCGCAACTAACAGGATGACCTTCTTCGTTGAATTGACAATCGACTCCAAGGCTTCCTTCTGATGCTGTCGCCAAGCATCGTAAGGCAGGTTTAGGCTACGTGGATTGTTAGGAATCTGCATGTGCTCTCACCTTTGTTGTCTCTCGAACATGTTTTCTGTCTTACATTCTTACATTCTTACATTCTTACAACTAGGAGAAGTGAACTTCCGGTGTTGACAGAGGCCGGGCGGGTGCTTATCCTTAGGGAGCCCCGACCGACCAGAGGGCCTATCTCTTTCCTCTTCCTTTTCCTTTACTATACATATACATATACTATACATATACATATACTATACATATACATATACTATACATATACATATACTATACATATACATATACTATACATATACATATACTATACGTATACATATACTATACGTATACATATAGGTGTACGAGCAGATACCGGAATTGAACTGCGTCTACCTGTAAGAATGTAAGAATGTAAGAATGTAACCACGAATTCATGTTCTAACCGTAAGCTGCCTCCAGCTTCCACCGTTCTAGCGCAACCCCCAGTTCTTGGTGTCTGGGGACTTCGTTGGAGACGAAGATGTCTAGAGCAATCTTGAGCCGGCGCCAGTGGCGTATCATCTCACCCATCAATCTCTGGCGCCAGTAGTTGTCTTTCACGCTCTCGATATCTGTCATTAGGTCTGTGATAGTGGTCATAGCTTTTGGCCAAGTATCCGGTCCCCCCTCGATGTAGCCCATCACGACATGAACGAGCGGCTCTATCGACTTCTCGGCTCGCTGGCAGAACTCGTACTCAGCCAGCCTAGCTTCACAATTCCTGAAGAACACGGACAGAGATCCGCTCAGATCCTCTGGTGTAGCTCCTAGGAGTGCCAGCCAGCTAGGCACGGCATGATCCTGTAGTGCTCCGAGAATCAGCTTGGCTCTGGAAGGTGTCCCTGTGTAAGCGCAGACCTTGTCGATCAAGAAGACAACCGTGCCGGGGAGGCGGATGGATATCTTCTCCCCCTCTATACACAGACCTACTACTACGCTCTTTTCTTCCAACGTTTCCATCGGATAGCTACCACCAAGCAGTATGCTATCGGCTACCTCAACGGGATCTATGCCATCTGTCAGCTGTTTGAGTCGTACAAGCATCATGTGGGTTAGAGCTTCCCTAGCCTCCTTGGGTAGCTGCAGCTCCTCTTCTTGATCCTTCTTCTTACGTGGCAAGCCGCAGCCTCCTGGCAAAACAAAGCAGTCCGGATAGAAGCGATTGCGAAAGCGGAGGCGAGAGCGATTGCTACGGCGTAAGCGTTAGCGAAAGCGTTGCGGGGACTAATCTAGTCCTTGAGGGCTGGAGATGTCAATCCTAACAATGAGGATAGCCTTGTTGATCCCCTCCCTGGCCACTCGAAGACTGCCTCTTGGTTCACATAGTAGGAGTGTTTGCGGCGGGCCTTGCTGATCGTGACCAAGCCTTGGTTGTGTAGGTCGCCCACAATCTTCCAGATCGATCTCTCTGTTAGGAAGTTCTTGTCGGCAAGTTCTCTAACGCCGCAGCCAGGGTGTGCAGCAACATAGAAGAGGATCCTGCCGTAGGTAGTGAATAGAGAGGCAGTGCTGGAGTAATGTGTTGCTTCACTCGTTCTTGGCATATCCATCTCTTCTCGTTTCCCTGATGCTGGCTGCATCCATGTAACGATCCTCTCCCTTGCGTAGCGCATCCCAGAAGTCGATCCCTAGCAGGGCTGAGAGCAAGCGGCACATCGTGATGACATCCGCCAAGGCTACCTTGGCCTCTCCGTGGTAGTCTCTGACACCGCCCCAGTGGACATTCATAGCGCACTTGACGAAGTCGCCCACCTCGTAGGTCAGGATAGCCGCGGTGGTAGGGACGAACTGGTCTGGCGGCTTGACGCGTAGCAGATCAGCCTGCGAGTACTGGGCGTGTAGCATGGCCCGGTCGGAGTCCTGCATCATACTAGGTTCTACGCTCTTTTGTTACCATGACGCCAAGGTCTTGTGTCGTTGTAGGCCACCTTGGCGAGCAGTACAGCCTCAGTATCGACCTTCTTGGCTGCTAGGGCGTCCAGAATGCGGATGACGCAGTCTACTAGCTCCACTCCCCATCCCTCTGGCTTGCCGTTCTCTGCTACGTAGAAGGGAGGGTTGGCACCGTCTTCCCTCCATGCTTCTAAGGCCTCCGAGAGCTCGGAGTGCATGAGAGCGATCAGCTCGCCGAAGTTTCGGTCGTGCTCCCACCAGCCGTGCTCGACTGCGGTGGTGTGAATCTTTGCCTGCAGTTCCATGATATCTGCCATTCGATTAGACCTTCTCGTGTTCTGTGTGACTGACCTGTACGCCGTCCTCTTCCTCGATC